TTACTTGGCTTTTGCGCTCTTGATGTCACTGATGATTTTCTGAGAAATAGCCTGAACCTGCTCTTTGGTCATAGCCGACATGACACCTTCCCAAGCAGACGACGACGTGTCATATGTCCGAGTTCCAATCAGGCGGCCCGATTTCAAGTCCGAGTAGTCTGCACTGGAATTGACCCACGCATTTCCCACCATGACCCCGGCTCCGTAGCGAGCACCTGGTGTCAGGTAACGGAAATTGGTCACGTTGATCTTGATACCGACACCGTCCTTGCCGTCGAGGCTTGATGCCTGAGTCTCTGTAAGGCTGTAGCCGGCGCGAGTTGCTTCGACTTGCAGGGCGTCATTCCATTCTTGCCTCAAGCGAGGCCAGTCCTCGTTTTGTTGAACCTTGCTATTACCTTGAAAGTTTACGACCAGGTTTTGCTTGGCTGACTCCTGAATGACGAGTGTTTCAGTCCCGCCGCTTTTAACAGAGGCAGCGCATCCGCCCAACATCAGAACAGCAACAGCACAGGACAGCGCAATCGAAAGCTTGGACGTGTTCATTGAATTTCCATATCCACAAAATCGGTTGAGAGAGGCGTTAAATATCCCCGCCGAGCCAGACGAGCCCGCACGCTGGGACGCGCAGAATTTAGCACCATTACTTCGCTGCTACGAGCCAAGGGCGAGGTCAGCAAAGACTGGCGACAGACCATGGTTTTGAGTTCACAGGTCATGGGCTGTCCCCATTTTCTCCCCTACCCACCCCGGATTGAGAATACTGGGGATGACCAGTATCGGCATCTTGACTGCCTGTATCCAGCTGGATACGGTCCACTCATAAATGATCTCATCCAGCAAACGCAGACGTTCACTGCTTGGCATTCATCGGTCCGTGATCTGCGAGCAAAAATCGCTATCGTCCGCCGCATTGATCGCGCTGCAGCAGATAACCTGGGCGATGTGAAACCTGTCGGTGATGGTATTTCAGAGTTGCGTGTGGATGTAGGCGCTGGCTACCGGGTCTATTTCACCTTGCGCAGTGGTGTGGTCATCGTGCTACTGGCCGGTGGTGACAAGTCTTCACAGCGTGCTGATATCCGGCGAGCGAAGAAATCGGCAAAGGAGATTTGAGCATGAGCCAACACCTGACGACATTTGACATGGCGGCACTTCTCGATAGCGACGAAGCAATCAGCGAATACCTTTCTCAGGTGCTGGCTGATGGCGATAGCGAGGAGTTTCTCCGAGCGATTGGCTATGTGGCCAAGGCCCGCGGCATGGCGCAGATCGCTAAAGACTCTGGCATGGGGCGAGAAAGCTTGTACAAGGCGTTCGCACCCGGATCAAAGCCGAGATTTGATACCGTACTCAAGGTCATTCATGCGCTAGGCATTGATCTTCATGCGCAGCCTGGGCATGCAGCTAATCATTCACCGGCCTGACGAACGGATTAGACACCGGGACAAACCACGATTTTGAGTTCGCTTGTAAAATCGGCCCGTCTCATAATCGTAGTCTGCCCCCCGTTTTCCTCTTATGAAACGGGCGGCTTATAAGTCGCCCGTCTTCATTATTCCGCCGCCTGCGCCCGCAATCGTCTTCCAATCACATCCATGACATCACAACCATCGCGTAACGATGTGGTCAGCAATTTGCAAAAATCAGTCAGCACCACCGTGTCTGAGCTGATGTCCGAGCGAAACGCGATATTTTCCAAGACTTGGGTCACCGTGCGGATGCGGTAATCGGCGGTTTCGAAAAGGACGTCCAGAGGCGCTTCGGTGTCGATGAGCAGGGTTGCGGGGATGCAGTCGATGCCGGTGATGGGCATGTATCGGGTCATGAGCAGTACCTTCATTCAATTGATAAGGACTACCACTCAAACGTCGCCAAACGAATGGGGTGGCAGCTGTGCTCGGGTTGGCGAACCGGGAATGAAAGCGAACCGGCAGACTCGAAAGTCTCCCGCACACAGCTGCCATAAAGCAGTCTGCAACTGCAAAAAAGCCCCGCAGTGTAGCAGGAGCTTCTGCGCTTCATTCAGTCGAGTCGCCAAACCCGAATCGCCATCTCGGCGACAGAGGGACAATAAGCTGCGCACCTTGATGCTGCAATGCGCTGGCTTCCGAGGTTTGTGTAGGAATTTGCGTCAATACCCCTCGCGACGCTCGTTTGAGTCGTCATAAGCCGCAGCGAAGGGACGTAGGGGAAAGGAGACGGAAAAGAGGACAGTTTTTTCCCAAACCAGCCCAAAAAAAGACTTTCAGCGCGGCGAAATAAATCTGTCCCCTTTTTCGGCTTTTTTGGAAACCGGGGACAGACCACGATTTGAGCTCACTTGTAATCGGCCCATCTAATAATCGTGGCCTGTCCCCGCTTTCCCCGCTGCGGTTGACTGGACTTGAGCCTGCATGAAGATCCTGCACAGTTGTCACTCCAGAATAAAAAGACCAGAATAAAGACCTATTCAGGAGTCATATCCATGCAAAATATTCTGGCCGATGTGGCCGTCAGCGTATCTGAACTCAAGAAGAACCCATCTTCCGTCTTGAGCGGCGCCAATGGCTTGCCTGTGGCCGTGCTGAACCACAACCGCGTTGTGGGCTATATGGTCCCCGCGAATGTTTATGAGGCGATGGTCGAGCGCCTGGACGAACTGGAACTCGTACACCTGGCCAAGGCACGGCTCGACGCCAACGAAACACCTGTTCGCGTATCTCTCGACGATCTGATTGGCGAGGCCGAAGCAGATATAGCCAATGGGCGTTGAGTACGGAGTCGAGTGGGATCCGAAAGCGCTGAAAGAACTGCGAAAGCTGGACGGTGCAATTCGTCTCCAGTTTCTCAAAAAGCTTCAGCAGCGGCAGACCGGCCCGCGAGTGCCAGGCGATGCGCTCCACGGCATGAAGGATTGCTACAAGATCAAATTGCGCGGCGCCGGCTACCGACTTGTGTACCGCGTTGAGGATGAGCGAATTGTCATCTTGGTGCTAGCCGTCGGTAAGCGCGAGCGAAGCTCGGTGTACGAGCAGGCTGGGAACCGATAGACGCGTACCGAAAAAGCCCGCGCATCAGCGGGCTATCAGTGACTTCCACTATATAGGTTTCCCCAAACCCCAGACGCAAAAAAGGGCCAACCTCTCGGTTGACCCTTCTAGACCGCCCAGCAGAGCGGATTTTGTTTGGTAGGCGCGATTGGACTCGAACCAACGACCCCCACCATGTCAAGGTGACCGTAAATCGAGTGTAACACTATGAAAAATAAAGGAAAGTTCATAAATACCGCACAAGACAAAACAGCCTTAACACCCTATAAGAATCAATAGCTTAGCGTTGTATATTACTACAGTGGGTCACCCTTCATCCGACGTCCTGCCGTCCGAATACCCTTCCCAAACTGCTACGCTGATTCCATTGCCCAAGGAGTCGTCACATGCCCAACTCGGACCTTCTCCCTTCCCTGCTATTCAAGATCCATGAAAACCAACTGGCCCTCGAAGCGGCCATCATGGAGCTGTCCAATTGGGTCGAACGGCACGGCTCCACCGACGTTGCTGACAACGTACGCGGCGCCCTGGACACCATCGACAAGAACGAGGAGTTCATCAAGATGACGCTTGCGGTCCTGATGACACCAGAGTGACCTGCCCATGGTTATCAACCGCAGGCTTTACATCGTCCAGCGCCACCCATGGTTGGATAGATGACAGCGGGTGGAGCCTCCAGCGCTGGGCTTTTCGTATGTGCCCGCCAATTTGGCGAGGTATTAATAAGACATCATTTACACTCGGCTGTCAGGGTCTATGCTCATACTCCCTCCCCCCTTCCTTCAGGTCACTGAATGGACGTCCTAAGCAAGCTCGATCTTGAACGCCTTCTTTCTGATCGGCTTCCGCAGTGCATTGTCACGTGCTCGATTAACGAAGACGGATGCTTATCGATTAACGTGGCTGGCCCAGGCACAAACCAGTTCACGATCTCACAGATAGAGCGCAGCCATTATCACGGAGAAGAGGGAATCCATAGACTTGTCCGCGAGATCTTGGAAGAGATGGTGATGTCACGACAAGCTACTCATCTGCTCGACTAGTGTGCCCGGCCCAGCGCCGGGCTTCTTGTATCTACCCCTCTCCTTCAGCAGATCTGGCGATCAGTGGCCATTGCCCCGCATTCTCATGGGCTAAAATCGAGTTTTGCCATGGAGGGATTAAGCATGGGCAAGTCAAAATCCGCAGAAGAGGTGCGAGCGCTTCTACTCAGCGAGTGTCCCGACCTAAAAGATGATCTCGCGAACATTTCAGACCTTGAACTGCTGCGACTCATGGCCTGCATTTACAAAAGCGCGATTGGTGTCAAAGAAGCCGAGCTGATTGAGATCGAGAAGCAGCTGGACGAGGCCGCCAAGGCGCTATTTTCCCCCGCACTCCACTGATCTCATCGCACATCCAGCACAATGAACTCAGCCCAAAGGCGTGGTGACGTGCATCAAGGACCTGGCCCAGCGCCGGGCTTTAAACCTCCACGAACTATCTACCTTTTCTAAAGTCGACTTTTATTACGCGACCACTTTTTAACGACGATATTGATCCAGCTATTTCATCCGGGTTCTGCTTCCACTCCAACCCAGTCCCTCCTATATACACACCTCCTCCGCAGTGCGATGAAAACCCGCCGGACACAGAATAACCACCAAACTCTGACCCAATGGGTGAAAAATCAATATCAGTACCACCAACCTTAAAATTCACCTCAACGATAGTAACTGGATAATTAATTCCCTCATCTAAAAAACCTTCATTTTGATATTTTTTTACAGCTTCTTTTGCCGATTCAACCTCAAAAAAGCGGAGATAAAGATAGTCTCCATTTCTATACTTAACTTCTAACTCCTTGCCCTGAGGCGGGCACCTTAAGTCAATTGGCGTTCCTACCCCTCCCCAAGAATTTCTATCTATTGACATCCGCTCTTCTGCTCCAAGACTCAACATGTTAACACTGAGCCGAAGATATCCCTCCTCATCTCTTCTCAAAGAAACAACCTCTACGTCATCAATAACGATAATTCTTGGTGTCTCATGGTAATAATTCCCACCTACTACCGCTATAAGCTCATGACGCAGCCAATCCAAACTTCCCTTAACACTCTCAGCATGTGCTCTATCTTTTTTCAATGCATGTAGTTGTTCGTTTGTATAGGCGCCGCCATCCGCTTTCTTGTGATGCTGCGCACAAAGAGCAATCATGCCTTGCGGCTCATTGTGAGCACGAACGCTGACAGGAGGATCAAAGTGGTGGTACTCCAAATACGGATTTCCGCAGTCTTTCACAGGGCATCCAAAGCCTACTTCAGATCTTAGGGCCAACATTACACTTGATGGAATTGTCTTGCGGCCCATTGGATATTCCTTTCCAGGCGAGAGAGATATTCAAAGCTACTCCCGCCTACAACGAGAAGTCCAAATATATTTGAGAAGACGGTTAGGCCGATAGCGGCTGGTGCAGACTCGGTGGCGACCCGCATCGGCGCTCGGACATGGGCGGCGCGGCCGCCGATGCAGGACTGCGTAACCATACTCCTTTGCGCTTAAGAGAAAGGTGCCACCACGTTTGCCCGAATGTCAGCAGGGAGCCCGGTTACGGTGGTGCCTTTGATATTCCCCACCATCGTGACGTTGGCCGCGATCGGGAATGCTGTGTAGTTGCCGGTAAACTGGCATGCTTGAAAAGCCATATTCTTCAGGGTCGCGGACACCGCCCCGCCGGTAAACCAACAACCAGAAAAAATACTCGCCCCTAACGGCGTCGCCGCCGCGTTGTCGTCAACCATGTTCGTAATCGTCGCGTTGTTGGCTCGCAGGTTGTTGACGCTGTACCCGCTGTAGCGCAAAGCTCCGCGAACAGTATTCGTCAACTTGACGTCCATGGCGTTGGTGGTGACCGCATCGGTAGCAATCACATACACGGCAGTACCGTTGGCTCCGCAATCCATCGTTGCTTCACAGGCCAACAGCGGGCGCCGATCCTGCTGATAGGTGGCATTTTTCTCCGCAAAGATACCGATCACCGTAGAACCCGTGAACGTCCATTGTCCGCGCAGGCAAATGGTTCCCCAGGTGGTGTGCGGCGCCAAGAGGCTCCCCAGGTACGCGCCATACACAACGGCTGTATCTGAATCAATCCGGGCGTCTTCGATTACGACCGTGTCGGGCAACCGCGGCTTATTGGTGTAGGTGAAACCAATTGCTCCAGGTCCGCCCGGGCTGGAGAAACCAAACAAATGGAACGCGCCGCTCTCCCCTCGAGTTTGAATCCGTGGGTTCTTGACCACGACTTTGCCCCCTAGGCTCGGCGTATCCACACGGATGCCTAACAGGCTTCGCCCGCCGAACTGCTGAGGGTTGTTGATGGTGATGTCGTCACCTGCAAATTCGAATGCGCTTGCGCCCGGCTGTGCGTATACCTTGACGTCATTGGCGGTGAATCGATCGGTCCAGTGATCGTCAATAACTCGACTGTATGAGCCGCCGTTGAGCACAACGTCGACCGTATAAGCGCCGGTATAGGCATGCCGGCAGTCTTCCAACACTGGCTGATTCACGGTGAGCCCGATGGTCGTGCCGTTGAGGATTCCATAACCCAGGCCGCCGTAGTTGAAGCCACGGACATGCGGCTGGTTAAGCGTCACATCTGCACAGTAACTAACTTCAATCGCGACAGGCCGTGGCTGGGCGGGGTCAGCATTGATCACGGATGGCTGGTCCATCACGACGTTATCACGCGTCACCACAATCGTTCCGCGGTTGGACTCCACGCCACCAGATTGTCCCGTGAGCAGAATTGAAAGTCCTTCAATCGAAATCGGCACCGACGGGGTGTGAGCCGTCACTGTCAAGTTGGTGTTGAAGTTGTAATTGCGCGTGATAGCGGTGCTGAAGATGCCGCCAGGCAGAGGGCATCGGATGAACTCCTGCTTCAAGTAAGGTGCTCCGCCTGACCCGATGCGTTCAATCAATACCTCGGTCGATGAGATGAACAGGTTTTTGCCAACGGCGTTCAACGCGCTTGCGTTGGTTGTCCCGCGCTGCAAAGCAGTCCATGAACCTGTTGGAATCACGGTTCCTGCTACATCTCGGAGGATATCGAAGCGGAAAGTTTGGTTCGCCTTCGGGACAAGGAATCGGCCATTGCATACCCCTGAGGTTTTAATTGTGATGGGAGAAGTCGGATTGATGACGTAGTCCCCCGACGGGACCATCCAAGGGCGATTTTCAGTCAACACCTTGGAGAAGAACGCCACAACTACAGCGGTCTGGTCCGTGCCGTCTGTTTTCGCATCGAGGACAAGTTCCAGCCCAACCCTTTTATCCAGACCATCAAGCGCCGCCTCAAGCGTGCCACCGTGATGACCTACGACCTGCGAACCATTGGCATTGCCAATATCCTGGACCACATGCGGCAACCCATCGGCACCCGTAATGTAGATATTGGCGGCGTTGTTGATGGGTCCTGAAATCTGCTCTATCAGGTCTGCGACGTACTCGCCGGTCCACTGGGCCGTTGCAGCGTCCTGCGGCTCAACCGGATCGGCAACATTCGCGATCCTCCGGTTTTCAGCGTCGTAATAATCGCGACCGAACGGGCGGACAAGGGCGCGCTTGAAGATGGAAAATCCCTGCTGGATCAGCATCGTCAACCGGTCGAACACGTCCTCATGCGTCTCAGCGAGGAACTTGCCCTGGTTGCGCAGCGATGTCTGCTGGTACGCATCCATTTCCCGCGACACGATCAATTGCCCGGGTCCCGCCAGGGCTGTCGTAGTGACGACGCTGCCGCCATCCTCATCGCCAGCGCCGTTGGCGGTGTACTGGGTGCCAAACGCCAGCACCGAACTCACGCCGGCCGGGTTGACGTACGTGACGACCAGGTCCTCATTCGCCAGGAACTTGAAGAAGAACGGGAAGTTGGTCGTAACCCCATTCGTTGCAAACTCGGCGACACTGTTTAGAGTTGGTACGGTCACTGTCGTGACTCCTTTTCTCTGGACGAAAAAAAGCCCGCTCAGTGGCGGGCTTGATGGGGTTGATTGACCTACCGGGCAATGCCCAGTGGGTCGGCGTAGTTTTGGGATGGCCTGATCAGGAACTGCTGGCTGTTCTCTTTCTGGATTCGTTGCTCGGTTCGGCGCAATGATCCAGGGTTCATCGCCTCCTGGACCGAATAGAGGAACAGGTGATTCAAGGCGATGCGGGTGTAGAACAGGTTCAGGAATGGCGTGTTGTTCAGGGCCAAGTTGAACGACGAGGCTGCCGCGTCATCGCCGGAGCGGATCTTGCTCCAGAGGTCGATAGCGCTGGCGGCGGTACCCAGCGTCGGCCCGGCCATGGTTTCCAGCGGCTTGTTGCCGAATCGACTCACCTCGCCAAACATGAAGTCACCGAATATCCCGAATCCGCCACCTTGAACCATGGATGCAATCCACGTCTTTGGATCATCCGCCGGCCTTGGCTCGCGGCCCTTCATGGCGTCTTTCGAGGACATCGACAGATAACCGAAGGCCGTGGTCCACAGCAGCAACTGGGCAAGCCCGAGCTTCTCCCCATTGCCGTTGCGCAGGGCGGCCATGAGGTCCCTGCTTCCACGGTAGCCCTGGCCCAGCGGCGTCGGCGTATAGCCTCGTCCGTATAGCTCCCGGCCCAGGGTTTTTTGCATGTAGGCCGCGGGGAAGCTTTTGAACTGAGTCAGGAATCGGTTGAGGTCGCCCATCACCGTGCCCGGGCGGGTGCCCTGGTTCAGGATCGATCGGGTTCGGGCGTCCGGCTCCAGCACCGCATAGCTCACCCGGTCGTTGACGTAGGTGCGCAGGCTGCGGTCCAGGCCCTCGCGTGTTTCGCGGATGGCGGCGTCGGAAACCTTTCTGCCCTGCGATGTCAGGTATTCGCTGATTTTCTCGTCCGGGATGGAGCCGATGCCATCGGTGGTCATGTAATCCCGGCCGTCGGCCATCTTGGTATCCATGCCACGCAACAGATCCCACTTGCCGGCGTCCAGATCGTACAGCTCCAGGGTTCGACGGAAGCTGGCATCCATAGAGCTCCACGCGCGGCCTTTGTTCTGCGCCAGGTTGTGGGCCATCATCAAGCCGGCGCTCGCCTTGTTGGCATCAGTCCACCAGGACAGACCATTCAGCTTGAAGAACAGCGACATCCCCCGCGACATTTTCCCGCCCACCGAGTCATCGGCCGAGAATCGCCGCATGATCTCCCCTCGCATCGAGTCGGCATACACGCCGAAGCTGGACAGGATTTCTTTCTGCTCCTTGCTTCCGCGCCCCTTGACCAAGCCGGCGGTCATTTCCCCCAGCGAACCCAAGAAGCTTTTGCCCTGGTACCGCATTTCGCTCGCGGCCACCGGCAGATCGGTGAAGCTCGACAGCAGTGCGCCGCCCAGTTTTGACAGCGACTGCCAGGCCCGGACGTTGGCCGAGATCCTGGCGGCCCAGGCGTTGCCCGGGATTCGAGTTTGTCCGCTGACCTCGGCGAACCGGTTTTTCAACATGGTGTCCCGCGCGGTCTTGAAGTTGGTCGACGCCGTTGTGTCACCGGCCTTGTCCAGGTCGGAGGCGATGACATCCATTGCCATTTCAAGGTTTGCCTCGGGGTTGGTTCCCAGACGGCGCATGATCGCGGTGTTCTGACCGGACAGATCCAAGCCGCGCAATACAGCCTCGCGAAGGTTGCCGGTGCCATACTGTTGGTTGTATTCGTGCCAGGCCACGCCATCCTTGAAGTGCAGGACCCGTTCCTGACTGATCTTCTTGGCGATGTTGGCCGGGCCTTTGAAGCCGTTTGGCTTGGGAGTATCAGACGATTTCAGGTGATTGCCGGTGACCAGTCCGTTATAGACCCCGCGCAGGAAGCTGGCCTCATTGGTCACGCCATCGAACGTCTTCGGGTCAAGGCGTGGCAGGATGTCTTCTGCCCACTTGTCATAGCCCGCGGCGCCGATCTTCTCGCTGTCGTGGCTCTGGCGAGCGATGTAGCCCGGGATCTTTCCAATGCTGGCCCCAGCACGGTTCGCGTCGACGCGCGCCGCCTCTTGGTATTTCTGGATGATCCTGGCGATATCGACGACCTGGTCGTTCAGCTTCGACGTGTCCAGATCATTGCCGATCTTCCACAAGGCGTCCGCGATATCGATGTCAGACCCACCATTGGCGAGGATGGCAGTCAGGTCCTTGCTCTCCAGGTCGTGAATCATGCCGCCAATGTAGGCATCGCCCAACGCCTTTTGCTCGGCGGCCACCGACATTCTGGAGCCCTGGCGTGCCAGGTTGGTGCCCACCAGCAGCGATTCGATGCCAAGGTCGGGGCGGTCGGCGAAGTTGCTGCGCACGAACGTGACGATCTCGCTCCGGCGGCGCAGGTTGATCAGCGCGTTGCGGCGCTCGATCAGTGCGGCCTGTTGTGCCTGCTTGCCCAGTTCATCGGCAGCTCGAAGCGTGGCTTGCTCCATACCCAGCGCACCTTCCCTGGCCATGATTTCCTGGGCGCGCCCGCGCAACAACTCGAAAATCTCGACGAGTTCCTGGTCTTCAAGGTCGCCCGCGGCAGCTCGTACAGCGTCAATGCAAGGGTTCATTGTCCGTTCCTTATGTCGCACACGGCGGCCGCGCGATATGCCTTCGAGTAGCGTTCGGCCCGCTCAGCCTGGGCGATGGCTAGGTCAGCCTCTTCACGGCCGGCGGCCAGCACATCTGCGCGATCCTGTTCTGGTAGCTGGTCGAGCATTTCGTTGACCAGCGCTTCATCCTCGTCAAAGGCTTGTTGGGCAGACTCCAGGTCATCCTGGCCTTCTGCTTTAGCCTGGCCATCGGCGCGCAGGCTTTCGGCTTGGCCTTGCGGGTCGACACTTCTGGTTGGTGGACGCTTGACGTATTCCAGCGCCGCGCCTGACTTGCCTGGGGCTTCCAAGTCAAACAAGGCATTCACGTCGATCTCGCGACCGCTAACGGCCTGGGCTACGGCACTGCGCAACGCGCTTTCGCGCACCTTCCAGTCGGCGGCCTGGGCGGTTTCCCGGGCAGTTCTGATCGCGGAGCCCAGCGGACGTTGCTGGTAGCCCGACATGATCTGCTTGGCCCTGGCCTCAATTTGAGGGCGAAGGCGCTCCGGCACCTCGCCACGCTCGATCAGGCCCAGGTCACGACGATCGAACTCGCCGGCGCGGTTGCGCTCGAGCGTGGTATTGATCTCAGCCTGTCGGGCGCCGATCTGTTCGCGCTGCACGGCGATACTGTCCCGGGCGGCGCGCTCGGCCTGCTTGCGGGTCATGCCCTGGCCCTGGAACTGCTTCGCCACATCGCGGAACGTGTCGTCCAGCTTCATGGCTTGCTGGGTCAGGGTTATCCGCTCGGCGTGCAGATCAGCCACATTCCCTACCCGATCACCGGTCAGCGTCGGGCGGATCTCGTCGATGGCCTGGCGCTGGGCATTGCGGTACAGGTTGGCGCCGTCGGCCTCCAGTTGCCGGGACAAGGTTGTCCGGAGGGCTGTTTCAGGGTCTTCATCGAACAGCCGGTCGAAGTCAGCGGTGCGCAAGGAGGAAGGCGCAACAGCTTGGTGATCGGCAGCGTTCAGCACGGTATCGACTGCGGGCGTCTCGGTTGCAATCCGCCGGCGGAGCGCATCGGATACGGCACCGCCAACACTATGTAGGCCGCCGCCCAGCACACCGCCAAGGGCGATGTTGGCCAGAGAGTCGGAAAGCCCGTACTCGGTCTGGTCCATGTTCGCGGCTATCAGCGGCAACGGCTCAATGATGGCTGCACCTACTGCCCCCTCAACGGCGCCGACGCCAACACGAACACCGGCACGCCCCAGCGGGCCAGATGCTCGGCCAAGCATGGAGGCATATCGCGCCGGGCCGACCACGGGAACGAATGCCGACGCGATGTTCAGTGGGTCGAGCAATGACGCGGCCAGGCTGGCAGCAACCTGCGTGCCCATCGACCCACCGCCGGAACGGGCCATGATCTGCTGATGGGCAGCCTGCTCCCGGTGACGATTGACCAGAACCTCAAGCGCGCCCTCGCGGATACCCTGTTCCGGGATTTTGATGTCCAGGCCCATACCTGCCACGCGCTCGCGGGCGACCTGCGCGTCGAGCATTGGCGTGTCTGGTGCTGCGCGGCCGGCATCGGGCGCCAGGTAGGATTCCGGCCCCATGACCATGGCGCGGCCTTGTTCCTGCTCGGCCAGTTCCTCGGTGCGCACCAGCGAGGTGGTGGGGTTGGTGCTGAGCGCGCTGTCAAACGCTGCGTCGAATACCTCGCCGGCGTCGGCCGGGATGTCTAGCATCGTCCGCCGGCGCAGTACCGGTGCGTCTCCCGCAAAGATCGTCATGGCATGATCCCCATCGGTGCTACACGGTAGGTGCCGGATTCTTGCAGGCCCTTCAGCTGCAGGTCATCCCACGTGCGGATCAGTGGCTTCCCGTCTTTGCCCAACAACTGATAGCCATTGAGCGTCAGGGCCAGGCCGCTTTCATCGTTGGTCGGTACCCACTGGCCGCCGGACTTCACGGCATTGATGAGCTGGTTCGCGTTTTCCCCATCAGTCACGCCCTCGAACCCAGGAAGCGGCATCAGCTCATCAGGCGTGATTGTTTGCAACGCTCGATCGGCGCCGCGGCTGACGGCATTGGTGTCCAGGGTCTTCGGTACACGGTAGGTGCCGAAGAAGTCGTATTTGTCGTTGACCATTCCGTCGACCACACGCTGCGCGGCATCCTTGGGGCTTTCACCCTGGAGCACGTAGGACGTGGCAGTTCGCAAAGCCGCCTTGTACATGGTGCTGTAGGTGCTGGTCGACCCTATTTGGCCCTGTAGCGATTCAGCGAACGGCGCCATAGCCGATTGAATGTTCTGGCTGATTTCGTCCTTCTGGCCTTTTTGCAAGCCGATGTCCAGGTCCTTGTCCGGCACAACGGCCACGGACGCCATGCGCTCGGCGATGTCCTTCGGTAACCCGGTCGCAATTACCTGCGCCTCGGCCGGAAGTTTTTTGCCGACCTGCTGGAGCACCGCAGGGAAGTCCTTGCCCCACTTCTGCGCCTCTTGCTCGATCAATACCGCCGCATTCTCGCCGCCCTGGAGCTGCTGGTTGAACGTGGCGGCGAACTGATCGGCGGCCTGCTTCGGTAGCAATTGAGGCTGTGCCACGCCCAAGCGCTGTTGTTCGGCAACCGTTGCTGCGGCGTACGCCTGATATGCCTCGGGCGTGCCTTCTTCCTGGGCCACGGCGAAAGCCTGCTGCACGATCGGACTGTACTTCGCGACATAGGCGGCCGGGTCGGTCTGCTGCTGCTTCATCAAGCCCACGGCAACGCCGGTCAGGTGCTGATAGAGCTGTGAGTCTTCCTTGAAGCCCTTGCCCACGGTGGGGGTGCCGCCATCCGCGTACTGGCGCGCCTGCTGCTCGTGCAGGGATTCGGCATAAGCAGTGGCGTCTTCCGGGTTCCCGAATTTGCCAAGATGCTTTCCAGTTTTCAGGTATGACTTGATGGCGTCCTCCTCGCTGAGGATCTTGCCGTCGTCGCTGACAGTCGGAATCAAAACCTCCTGCCCATCAAAGTTGGCCGACATCGATCGCACCGTACTGATTGAGCCATCGGCATTCTTCACGGTCGGCCTGGCATTGAGGTCAATGTTTCCCTGTTCCAGCATGCCGGCGGCCTTGTCGCCGTAGAACGCACCAGCTGACGTGCGAGTCGGGTTGAACTTGTCCAGAATCGCTTGGCGCTCTTGCGGGTCTGCGGTGGCAAACTCGCGGATGGCCGGCGCAAGAGCCTGCACCTTGGCAAACGACTCGTATTGATCCTTGGCCTTGTCGCCGTATGCCGCCTTGAAGTCGGCAAAGTTCGGTGGATTCTCGAAATCCAGGCCTTGCGAGTAGGCGGCGCTGGCGTCTTGCACGCGGCCGCTCAGCTCCATCCGGTTGATAGCCTGCATCTGGCGGGCTTCGATCTGCGCCTGGCGCGCTTCGGCTGCCAGTCGGCGGAACCCTTGGTCAATGCCGCTACTCGCCCGGATCTGGTCCTCGGCGGTCATGGTATCCTTGAAGGACTCGAAATAGCCCTTGGCCCGCTGCGGTGAATCGACCAGCATCCGCTGGATGACAGCCGTGGACATGCCGCTATTCGTCTCCAGGCGCTCGGCCTGGGCAGCCTCTGGCGAAAGCCCCAGGCGCTCGGCGCGACTCGCCAGCACGGCATCGATCTTCTGCCGGTACTGCTGAACCTTGGCCGGGTCCTGGTATTCCAAGGCCGCCCCCTGCATGGACGTCTCAAGCTGGCCCTTCTCAACCTGGCCGTAATAGTTCTGGCGCTCGGTGTATTCATACCGGTTCAGGTCGTTGGACAGCGAGTTGCGCCGGCTTGCCACGATCTGCGCATAGCGCGCTTTCTGTGCGTCACTCTTCAGGTTCTTAGCGATCTCAGCCTGGGTTTGCTCGAACTGCTCCAGGGTCTGGTTTGTGACGTCGAGGGCATTCTTGCCTTTGCGGCTATAGACGCCGCCCTCGTCGTACATGGTCTTCTGCTGCCACTGGGTTAGCTGGTTGTCGGCCTCCATCAGCATGGCGGTGTCGGCTTTCTCGCGCTCCTTGGCTACCAGAATCTCGGCACCACGCTGAAAGCTACGCAGACCTTGCTCGATGCCGGAGTTGTCCGGCGCCACACCGCGCAGCTCGACAGCACGGCCTGGCTGCTGCTGGACCTGCGCCGTGTCGAACGTTGGCACCCTCATGACATGCCCCCGGCGAACGAGCCAAACGCGCCGCCAATGCCGCCCAGGATCGAGCCTGTGGCCTTGTTCCCGGCATTGGTCAGTGTCTGTCTGGCATTCATCCGGTCCTGATCGGCCTGGATGCGGTAGCCGAACGACTCCTTGGCGGCATTGTTCTGGATGGTCAGGGCGTCCAGCTCGCCAATCATTGAGGTGTCGTCCTGGAGCTGGGCCGCGCTTCCGCTGTTCACGTCTATGCCGTTGGCAGCCTGTACGGCGCGCTGCGTACCAATGGCCTGCCCGGTGCGCACGCGCTGCCAGTCTGCCGAGGTATCTCCAGCAAACAGCGTCTCCTGGGCCGTCTGGTCCTTAAGCTGGGCGTTGCGGTTGAGCATGCCCGCACCGAACGCGCCTTCCTGCTTGGCGTTCTGCGCACCCATCATTCCGCCGACCAGGGATATGGCGATCGGTATCAATGCCATCCAGCACATAATCAATTCTCTCTGTTCAATGTGAATGGGTGAAACGGGAAGCCCTTGGGGCCGTAGGGGATAGCCGGGCCGAAGGTGAAGCCCAGCCACTTCAGCCAGCGGATAGCGGCTGTGTTGCGGGCATCTACGTAATTCAGAAGGTGCTGGTGCCGGGTGAGCATGCCCTGTACTTCTGGCTTGCAGACCTTCAGGAATGCCCGGGCATGGCGCTCGACATGCACGGTGCTGATCAGCCACGGAACCCCAACCGAACCAAGAATGCTGTAGGTGGCATCGCCGAACACCGCGACCACCTGGCCATCGACCACGATCTTCTTGGCGTTGAGGCTGTCCGTGACGGCATCAATCAGCGCCTCTTCCATGGGGATGCCCAGGGCTTCGGTGATTTCGTCAATGTCCGCCTGACGCACGAACGGCAGGATGGCCGGCACATCATCAGCCGATACCGGCAGGACTTCAGCGGCCACCGATGGTTACCTCTGGAATCACGGCCAAGACCGTCAGTGGCAGTGGATCGGATTGACGAATGAATATCCGGCCCTTGCCCTGCCAGTCGTTGGAAATGTTGATATCAGTTTGGCCGGTGAGTGAGTCGAGCGCCTGCTCGTAGGTGTCCCGCTCTGTTTTGGCCTCATACAGCGAATTCTTGTCCTTGCCGGCGAAGATTCCTCGGGATTCCTCAACCATGACCGTCAACGACGTGACGGCAATTTTCTTGTCGAGAACGGTTTCGTTACCGTTCTTGAGCTCAAGGTCGAGCGTTTCCATGTCCGACTTGTACGGCAGGCCTATGTGCGCCACGCCAGCGGCCTCTTGCAGCACAACAGAGCCACCGGATACCACACGCTGCGGATGAACACTGCCGTCGGCAAGAATGGAAACAGTCTTCCCTTCTAAGTGGCTAAGGCCTGAAATGGTTTTCGCCTGGCGCGCCCAATCGGAGGTGGCCACGTTGCGCAGGGCTTCGGGGCAAACAATCAGTAGCTTGACCGTAACCACGGTTGAGCTGGTGTAGCCGACGACCTCAGCCCGTACCGTATCAGTGGTTTCGTCCTCGTTCGCGTCGGTGGTGGTCAGCTTCAGGGAATAGTTGACCCCGACACTGCTGGCCGTGAACGGCGCGTGCCCCGAGGCCGTCATGGTCAGGACTTCGGGATATTCCCAAGTCGTACCACCAGACAACAGCATCGTTTTGGCTGCATTGGTGTTGCGCCCGTCGTAGGTCAGGCCGCAATCCACAAAGAACGCATCCTCGATCGAAAGCACCTGGCGCGTAGCCATGCGCTCGACGTAGCGCTTCTGAACGCCATTGATCGTGCGGCGCACCACCATATAGAGCGCGTCTTCCTGGCCCTCTGGGATGCAGGCGATGGACTCGACGAACCCGTCCGTGTCGTGCCAGTGCCAGCCCACAAGCTGCTGCTCTGGCAGGTAGGTCATGCCCAGGAGCTTACCGTCGTCGCGCACGTACCAGACGATCGAGTCGGGGATCTTCTGGTAGGCAACGCTGGTCAGTTCGTACCCGCGAAACAGGTGGGCACTGAACAGCGTCAGGTCATCAGCTGCAAAGCCATCAGCGTCGAGCGAGTAGCCAAAGGACGACACTCGATTGCCGCGGGCCTGGACGTACACCGCGCTGGTGCCAACCACAACCGGCGGGACCAGGGCGGAACCGTCATACCCTTCCTGGCTGGCCTGAATGCTTTTGGCTGTCAGCCCCGAGTCACCACCAGTGAAGGTCCATTCACCGCCTGAAGTCAGGCCCAGCAACTTGCGAAGCCCGATCAGGTGGCGGACTTTGTTCACCTCAGTGCTGGCAATGGTGAACGTGATGGCGTCGTCGTCCTTGTTGGGGATCGAGTAGCCGAAGTTTTTGAACAGGCCGGTCTTGCTCATCCAAAAGGTTTGCGGGCTCAGATTGCTGCCAGCAAAGACGAGGCGTTGCTGAAAGTAGCCCACGGCGCCAGGATAGTTGTTCGCTCCCACGAACGGATCGGCACCGTTCGGCGGCGTGTCGGTCTTCACCGCTGTGATGTTGCGGTCGGTGAATGTCAGGGCCGTGGCCCGGCCAATGAAGCCGTAGATACCGGCGCCGGCATTGTCCTTGTACACGATGTAATACGTGGCGCCAGTGACCGCCGGCCACACGATGGTGGCTGATGCGGTGTCCGCAAAGATCGTCACGGCGTTCGAGGTGACCGGCAGGGATTCGTCGATGCTGTTGCCGTCATCCAGCACGGCGGTAACCTGATAGCGCCATGACTGCTGGACGCCGGTGCCTGCCGTTGGCGTGGCTGTTGCCGAGGCCGGTGCTGCGATGCGCGGGGCTAAATTCAGCTCCGCTGTTGTCCAATTGTCATGGGCCAGGCGGCTAAGCTCGCGCGGCCTATACGACGTGTGGGCGAACGTCATCACATCGGCGGACTGGGTAAAATTCAGTTGACTCAGGCTCGACTGGGCGTAAGGCATAATGATCTGGTACGGCAGCCCCTCGAAAGGCCCGGGGCCGAACAACACCTGGCCTCCATCCTTGATCACACGCATGAGCTGATCGCTGAACTGCAGGATGTAGGTCTGCTCATCGTTGAACTGGAACGGGATCAATCGGTTCAGCTTGGTCGAGTCCGCCACCTCGCACACAAACTTGGTGCCAGGACGGTTGCGCACGCCGCCGTACGGCATGACCATGAAGTTGCGACACAGTTTCAGTCCGGTGTAATAGCGGGCTATGTCGGTACGCGCGCTGGCCGACGGTGACAGTTCGCCGGCGGCGAAGGTTGGCTGCAGGGCGCTGGTCATGAGCGCACCGTGACGAATTCGGATTCAGGCTCTGGATCGTCCTGCGATTCTTCGAAGGCCGAGCCCTGGGCGCGCGTCTTCGCCATTTCGTATTGCTGCTGGCAGTACTGCTGCAAGTCAGGCTTGGAGCTGAGCGGCAGCGCCAGGTCCTGACCCAGGCGCCAAGCCAGTGCGTCGGCAAACAGCGGGTCGAAGAAAGTCGAGTCCTCAACCTTGAACGTGAACCGCACGCCGGCCTCTTCCTGGTCGGTGTGGATCACCCGGCCGCCGGGGTCGTAGCCGATCTTGTATGGAATCTGCTGATCGCTCGACAGTGGTCGGCGCTGGCCAGGGATGATGATTTCCCGAACCTTGAGGCAGTCGGCCGGGTAGCGATAGCGATACAGCCAGCCAGGCGCAGGGCTACCGATATCGGCCAGGGTCACGATGGATTCAGCGAACGGCCACGGAAATTCAGTCAACACCAGCTCACGCAGCGTGCCGAAGAACACGCTGCACAGCTCGGCCGCCTTGCTCTTTTCCGTGAACGACACAATCGGCTGAGTGTGCGCAACCCGCGAGAGCGCGATGTTGCAGATCTCGATATCGCTTGGCATTCGGGAACCCCAGAAATTAGAAAGGGCCCCGAAGGGCCCTTAGGTTTGTTGCGGGAGAATCAGGCGTCGGGCAGGTCGCTGTCGTTGCCGTCGTCCTGCGCATCCTTGGCCGGGGCAATGTCGCCGCCCTGGTTCAGGCGCTCGGCCTCTGCATCGGCTTCAGCCTTGGTGCCGGTGAAGGTGCCGATCATCTGGCCGGCTGCATCCTTGACGACGAACTTGCCGGCGGCGCTGCGAGCAGACACGTAGCCGGTGAAGGACGGCGCATCCTTGGCCGGGGCTTCCGTACCCTTGACCATCCATTGGTCGCTGAAGTGCTTCTTGTCGGTCAGCACGAAGGTGTCGCCCGGGTCCTTGATGCCGCCTCCGTAGAAACCGCGCTCTTTCGCTGTAACTTGCATGGATCACCCCCTTACAGGATCGCGAAGCCGCTGGCGTACTTGGTGTTGTCTTGTACGTCTTTGACCAGGCCGGCAAAGAAGCTACCAGCAGTGAGTGGGCCGGTGCCGATGATGTAGTTCACGCGCAGATAGCGGCGCACGCCACGCGGAACGGCCACCTGAACCGGGCGAGCGCCGGCGGTGAGAGCGGACAGGGCCAGCGAACCAGAGTCAAAAAGCGTCACCCAGGTGCTGTTGTCGTCACTGGTCTGCAGTTGGATGTTGGTAGTGGCAGCGCCGCCTGCGGTTGCCGTAGTGAGGGCGGCGACAACCAGGTAAATCGGCTCGCCCGCACCAATGTCGCGGCGGGTGTTGCCGTGGGTCAGCGGCCCCAGGTCCAGGACATCAGTGGACGCGGCAGAAGCCGTGACCGCCTGGCCGTTGCTGAAGGTATTGAGTTTGTCGGTGATCATGTTCAGGTCTCCAATGAGCGAGGGACAGCGGCCTTAGACCACTGGGGCCTCGTTGTTGAGCAGGGCGTCAACGGTGCGGAAAGGCACGCCGCGCAGACTGGTGATGAACTCGCCGTCGTACTCTTGGATCTTGAGTTGGACGTTGGATTTGTTCATCGCCTGGATGTCCAGGCATTCCAGGATGGTGCGGTTCATGTAGAACGCGGAACGCCCCATCTTCAGGTTCGGGATGCGGTGAACGGCACGGATCATTGCCTCGATGATCTTCACCGATGCGCCAGTGGTGTCGGCGAGCAGGTCGGAAACATCGATGTTGCAAATGCGGACCGCATAGCGCCAGTCGCGAAGCGCGATGCCCGGTACCCACTTGTAGTGGTCGCGGTAGGCGCGGAATTTCTTCCCGGTACCGTCGTCCACCAGCTCAATGCCCATGTCGTTGTGTTCAATGCCGGCCTTCGAACCTTTCGGGTAGATGCCGTGTACGCACTGATCACCCCACACAACCAGCCAGATCGAGGTGTTGTCCGAGCCTGCGCCGCCCATCTTGATGATGTTCTGGCCGTTCTTTGCGGTGCTGTCGTTGTAGCGCGGCGCCAGCCCCAGGAACTGGGCAGGAGCCAGCGAATCGTTGTTGTAGAACAGGCCGGTAGCCATGTCCTGGTTCATGCCCTCGATGAAGGCCGAGTTTTCCGAGAGGCGGAACGCTGCGGTGTTGCCGTTCAGATCGGCCAGCGCTACGTCCACAACACCGAGGTTTTCCAGCATTGCGCAGGTCTCGTCGATCTGTGCGGTGGTGGACTTGCCGGTGGCGATACCGCCATTCAGTGCGCGCCAGGTGCCGGAGGGCAGGCCCGTGCGCGCCGTGGTGCGGTGACCGGTTGGCAGGTTGCCTTCCAGCCAAAGCATGTCGGTCAGGATTTCGTTGGTTTGATCCAACATCTCCACGATGCGGGCCTGCTTGTTGTCTGGGTCTTGACGCTTTGCCCAATCCGCCAGGGTGATGGCGGTGTTCGCGATGGTAGCCATGCGTGTTTACTCCGTGGTTAAGACTTGTTGCCGCCGTAGAAAACTTCTTCGTTCGACTTGCGGCCGGTGGATGATTGGCTGCCCGGCAAGACGAACTTGTCTTCCGAGATCGCCTGGCTGATGCGGTGGCAGAACTTGAACAGCGCGGGGTGATTGCCCAGGCCTGAGCCGTTGAGCAGTTCCCGCAAGCCGTCGTCGCCGAACGACTGAATCACCTTCACGGCACTGGCTACGCTCTTGTCGTAGTTGGCGCCGCCAAGTTCTGGATCGTTCTTGACTGCCGTGGCCCACTCCTGGCCCTGCTTGAGTGCAGCGGCCTGGTACTCCTCGGCCTGCTTGGTTGCCAGCTTCGTTTGGAAATCGACGATCTTCTGCGCCTTGTCCTGGGGCAGGTTCAGCTCCTTCGCAAAGGCGGTGAACTCGCCAAGAACGTCGGCGTCGAGCTCCATGCCTTCCGGCAGGGTGAAGTCGGTGTAGGCCTCGGGCGCGCCCTCTGGCTTGGCCGCATCGCCTTCCTTGGTACTTGCGTCGGCTGGCTTGGTGTCATCCGGCTTGGCTACTGCATCAGCAGTGGCTGGTGCCGGGTCGGCTGCTGGAGCGCTCGGGGTGAGCACGGTGGTATCCGACTGCGTTGCGGCTGCTGGCGCGGCGGTGGTGTCCTGAGCGGGAGCGGCAGTTACATCAGTCATGGGATTCTTCCTCTACTGGTTGCGTGGCGTTTTCGGAGGCCATGACGGCGAATCGCGCCGGGCACAGCTGGTTCACTTCGCCCAAAAGAAAAAGGCCAACATTTCGTTGGCCTTCGTTGAAATTCATAACCCCTCCGTGTGTGTTGAATGAGGGCTGGAACACCTTGCACTGCCCCATCATTCGCCACATGAAGCGGCGCCCGCGAGGGTCACCCATCAGCCAGAGGAAGTCGGCCACCTCCTGATCGCGGGCAGTCATTTCCTCGATCCTGGCTTTCTCTTCCTGTTCGTTGAGGTCATCCATCACACGGCACCCGCCAGCTGGGTCAGGGCATTGTTGCCGCTGGTGTCTGTCTCGCTGAGCAGCTGTGCGCCCTGAATGACTGCGCCCAGGTCCTGTTGCATCTGCTGGGCCTGCATGGCCTGGTCGCGCTGCTCGCGGATCGCCAAGACGGCATCGTCGGAGCGGACCAGGGTTGGCGGCACACTGACAGCCTTGAAGTACTCACGCAGGGCGTTGTCGGTGTCGAGCAGGTCCAGGGCTGACGGGTCTTGCTTGATGTTGGCGACGGTGCCGGCGAATCCAATGGCGCGCTCGATGCTGCCGCCCTCCACTGCCCGTTGGGCCTGGGCCAGGATGCTGGTGTATTCGATGCGCAGGTCCAGGTTGCCCAGTTCCTTCGGAGGTGGTGGCAGCAGCGGGTTACCCGGGAGCAGACCCATCCAGCGCGAAATCGACTGTTCAACCATCAGGTGAAACACCTGGTCGATGCACGGGTCCAGAAGGTCGTCGTTCTGGCGCTCCAGCACTGGGCCGAGCATCAGCATCTTCTCTTCCTTGCGCGTGGCGATCTCGTANGCCGTGCGCACGCTGTCCATCTGGCTGATCATCAGGAACAGATCGACGAAGAACGCGGTGTCGGCGATCTGCTCTTCGGCCTGGATCTCACCGCGCAACTGGCCGATCCACGCTGGGTTGACCATATACAGCGGCTCGAACTTGGCACCGATCTGCATGTCGTTCAGGTAAGTGATGCCGCCAGGCAGGATTGAGGCGCGCTGCCCTTTTAGGCTGGCAGGTGCGCCCATTGGCGGACGAACGCCCTTCTCCATCATTTCAGCCTTACGGCGCTCCATGAGCTGCAGCGCCTTGGTCGAGCCGATGCATTGCGAGCCTGGGCCGGTGCCGTAGACGTCCTCGCCAAGCACATCCCAGCGCGGAGCCATGACCGGGAATTCCTGGAAGCCCGACTGGCGCAACAGCTTGTCCTTGTCGCCGCCCTTCTCCCAGTACACGGACCGATAGGCCATGTTGGTGTTGTCTTTGCGGCCCTGCTCGCGCTTGTCGTTGGGCTCGGTCGCGTGGCACACGTCTACCCAAGCCTCACTGTTGCTGTCGAGCAACGTGCGCACGGTCTGGCTTAGCGCCTCCTTGCCAAACTGCTGTTCCATCTGGCGCGCAGTCATCTTGAATTCGCGATACAGCGTGTCCACCTGCTGGCGGTCGCTGTTGGCGATCATGTAGCTGCCACAGGTGAACGGGTAGAACCGCACGGTGTCGCGCTCGTCCGGTAGCGCAGCCATGGCGGCAGTACCGAATACGCCCTCTTCCCCGTACACGGTGGGCAGCACGTTGTAGAGGTTCGAGCGGGCCATGACTTCGCGCATCGCCTTCTCGACGGCGTATAGCCATTCCTTCACCGGGCCGTACTGCATCAGGCCTGGGTCAGGTGTGCCGAGCTTGAACCAGGGCGATGCCGGGCTGGTCATGCCGCTGTGCATGCCGGCGGCCAGGACCCGAGCGGCGAACGTGGCGCGCGGGTTGATGATCTTCTTGTCCCGGCGCTGCCCGCGGTTCACGTCAGTAGTGTTGAACCGGCCAGCCCGGGGCAGGATGTAGTCGCTCAGCTCCTGCCACTCAGGCAGCCAGTTACTGTCGCGCTCCTGCTTCAGCCGTGCCAGGCGTTTGTCGAGCTGTTCGCGCAGGGAGTCAGCCAACTTACACCCCCAACAACGTTTTCTGGCCGGTGTTGGCACCGCCAAGAAGGCCGGATGCACCGGTCAGGATGGTGCCGTTCTGACCGGACTGGGCCAGGCGGCGGCGGCGCTCAGCATCTATAGCGGCCTGTACCGAGTCGCTGCTGGTCGTTGGCGCTGCTGGATTCACCGATGTGCCCGAGCCGGATGCTGCCTCAGCCGCTGCCTTCTCGCGCTCAGCCTTGTTCAGGAAGCCGGTGTTCTCGCCGGTCAGGTTGGGCAAGCCCATGCCCTCCAGGATCACGTCACCGCCACGCAGTGGGTCCAGGTCGATGACCTTGTTCATCAGTTTTTTGATCTTCTTGCCGCACATGTTTATGCCTCCGCATAGGGGTCGTAATCGGATTCCAGTTCGCTGTTGGGGCCGCCACCGGTTCCGGTGTACTGGCTCTTCATCACGGGCATTGCGTAGGTCAGGGCCAGGGCGTCGGCATAGTCAGGCGACAGACCGAGGCGCTTCTTGATGGCGTCTTTCTTTTCCAGCGCGATCTGATCGCTGCCGTTGTGCCCGTACATGGGCGAGGTCAGTTCCGACTCAAGTTCGGTGTTTTCCTCAAGGGCCAGGCCGGCACGCAGGCCTTCACGCAGCCTCCACCACATGTAGGTGCGCATGTTGGCGTAGTGGCGATCAGGTGCAGCGCTGGCGAAGTTCACGTCGAGGATGACGATCCCAGGCATCAGGCGGCGCAGTTGGTCAGCAACAGGGCCACCGACACCGGTCGAGTCAACAAACACGGCGTCAGGACGATGCTCCTGGACCACGGTGCAGACCTTGGCGATGAACAGCGTGGTGTCGCGCGTCTCACTGCCGGGAATGCTCATGGCCTTGATCGAACGAGCATCGAGGCCGCGGCGGAACACGATCACGTTGCTGTCCGCACCGCCCCGGGCAATGTCGATACCGCAGACCATGGCGTCATCCAGGCCATACACAGGCTCGCGCTTCATCGCCGCGGCTACCCAGTCGGACGGGATCAGTTGCAATTCGGAAGCCCTCGGGAACATGCCGCGAACACGGATGCGGAAGAAGTCGCTGTCTTCGCCGTAGTCCGCCTGCCATTTGGCGATTTGCGTCTTGTTGGTGCCGTCCACCGTGCGGCTGTCGACTTGCCGGTGGCTCCAGCGGTGCTTGTATCGGGTGAAGCACTCGCGGAACCGGCCAGTGTTCTTGGTCGGGTTACCGAAGGCTGCCCAGATGATCTCTGTGTTCTCGTCCGTCAGCGCACCCTCGGCCACTTCCCACACCAGGTCAGCAATGGCTGAGGCCTCGTCGAAGATCAGCAACAGGCGCTTGCCTTCGTTGTGCAGGCCGGCGAAGGCCTCGGTGTTGCTCTCCGACCAGGGCACGGCGTCTATGCGCCAGTTCTTTTCGTGCTCCGGGTCGGTGCTGATCAGCGCCGTGGCTGTGAGCCTGAACCAGTGGGCCGTGATGGATAACCGGTTCCACTTCGCCACCTCGGGCCAGGTCTTGGTCCTGAGCTGGGTTTCGGTGTTGGCCGTCACAACGCCGCGCGTGTCGATGGCGGTGTCCAACGCCCACTTGATGATCCAGGACACCAGGGCGGACTTACCGATACCGTGGCCGCTCGCTACTGCCTCATGGATGACATCGCCCAGGTCCTTGGCGCCACCTCGGATCTTCTTGCCGATCGAGTCGAGGACATCTATCTGCCACTGCCTGGGACCGGTCTTGTTCGCCAGCTCAGTGCCCGGCTCTCCCCAGGGAAACGCGTACCAGACATAGCCCAGTGGATCGTCAGCAAATGAAAGGATGTCCTCGACCAGTTGCTGTTCGAGGTCAATCTTTGCTGGCGCGTTCACGGGCTTTTGCCATCCGCTCAGATAGGGAAACGTTGACATCAACGCTCACCTGGTCGCGGAAGGCGTTCACATTGACGTGCTTGCCAAGGAGTTCGAGGTTCTTGACCTTGTCCGGCCACTTGATCTTCTTCATCAGGCCGACCATTGAACGGTCTTCGCCCGAGCCTTCGAACATCTCGGCGATATCGAAGCCGACCAGATACTGGCGCCAGCCCTTCGGCCACTCCGACAAGGGCTTGAAGCTCATGTCGTCTTGCAAGATGTCCAGCACGTCGAGCTGATCGATCTCAACCAGGCGCTTCAGCACGTAATCGGCATTGATCTCGGTGCGTTTCTCGCGATCCGTCATGCGCTTCTGTAGCTGCGCCTGGACCTCAACATCCTTCAACAGCCTCTGACCCTGGGAATAAGCCGTCTTTTCGCTGTATCCGGCCCGTACGGCAGCCTGAGTGGCATTCAGGTCGATAAGGTACTCATCCACGAAGCGAGCACGCTTACCGGTCGGATCAGCCATGGTTATTCGCTCACTGACTCGGCAGGCTCTTCGGTCACAGGCGCATCAGCGACAGGCTCAGCCTTCACCTCTTGCACCCACAGGTAACGCGAAAAACCGGCGGTGATCTTGTCATTGGTCCAGAACAGCAGGCGCACACCATCAGTGCAGTGCTCGACTGCGTCAGCCTCGACGGTGACGTTCTCTTCGTAGGTGCGGACTTTGAAGGTTGGCATGGGTCAGTTTCCTTTCAGGCAGACGTTGGCGATGTAGGCCTGCGCAGCACGCAGAGCAATCAGTCCTTGGTCGCCGTCGTCGGTGATGGCGACAATTCGTTCACCAGACGCTGGGTCAAGTTCGGCTCGCGCTTCTGCATCACCCAGGCTGGTGGAGGTGGTGGTGTCTCGCACAGCGGGACAGGTGGCTTTGACTGACAGGCGGCGAGTGCCATTGCGGACATCAGCACGAAGCTGGTTATTAGCGGCTTGAGCATCGGTCAGGGCCTTTGTGTGTTCGGTGTCGAGTTTGGCCAGTAGCTTTTGGGTGTTGCGGCGAGACTGCGCGGCAGCCTCAAGCGTGTTGATCGTGTCCACCTGGCCGCTGATGACGGCCTTGGCTCTGTCCAGGCTGTTGCTGACGTGATCTAGGCGCCAGCCAGCGAGGATCAGCGCAACAGCAAGGCCGGCGATCAGGTAGCGAGTCATGCTAGAGGGCAATCCTCTGCGCCAGGATCTCGGACAGCTCGGTCATTGCTCCGGCCTGGGTCGTCAGCAGCTCTTGCGACTTGGCGCTCAACTCACGGAAGCCTGGGGTTTTGATGAATGCGTTCAGCTTGGCAAGACGGTCATCGTTCTGCGCCTTCTCACCAATCATCCGCTGTACATGCGGAGGAAGCGCCTTCACCTGGCCGATCCCGATGTACGCCTTTTCGAAAACGTCCTTCGGGCTCCAACTGGTGTAACCGTCCTCGTACTTCACGCCATAGCCTTCGATGCCATCTTTCATGGCAGGCCAGCCGGTGATCTGTTTGGTGCCGATGTATTCCTGGGTCATCTCGATTATCTCGGTGGTCACGGGGTTATTGAGCCGCCATGCACTTGGCATAGCGCTTGAGTTGTCGCGACCACACGCCTGGGCAACGCTTGTTGCCCGGTGTGGAACAGTCGTAGCCAGCGGCGAACTTGTACTTGAGCAGGTCGTGACAGGCCTGGACGTAGTTGCCGGCCAACAGGTCGCGGCGCATCGAGCCCTTGCGCCAGGTGCCGATGCCGTACTGACCTATGAAGTCCATGTACAGGTCGAACTCGGCTTGATTCAGCTTCACGCCCGGCAGGGACGCGGCAAACATCTTCTCGTCCTGGCCGATCAGGTTGCGGGCCAGCACGTCGGCGCGCTTCGGGGTGATGGTGTCGCCCATGCGGACCGGTGTGCCGTCTTCGTAGCGGGTCGAGCCGTGGCCGATCGTTGGTACGTCACCCTTGGTGGGGATGACCGCGTGGTCGGTGTAGCCCTCGTTCGTTTTCCAGGCACCGATGCCGGCCAGGCTCATGGTGAGCAGGCCTACGGCAACGCGCTGGCGGTTGTTCATGGGCGGCACTGGTCACGCAACGCCTGGATGCGGGCAGCGCTCTCGGCGTGCTCTCGGCGATCCCGGCGGATCTGGAAATAGGTGCTGATGAGCAAGCCAAGGACTGCAACGACAACACCGGCAATCCCGATCCAGTTGACCTGGGACAACCAGCCTGCAACGCCTGTTGCCGCACCAACCATCATGCCTTTGTTGGCCACTGACGCACCCACCACCTCTACGATGCTCTCGGGCGTCGGGTTGGCCATGTTTGAACTCCTGCCTGAGGCTGCCATTGGGGCCTCCAGAAACGAAAAAGCCCCGCACAGTGGCGAGGCTCAGGGTTGAATTTCGAATACAAAAAAGCCCGACTCAATGGCCGGGCTTTTAATCGGGTCTAGCAACGAGAACCTGCTCGATCTCAGGCTCCGTCTTCATATCATAACTCTACACAGTCAAACGACGCGTCAGAAGCTCTGCCTAACCAGATACCTGGCTCAAAGTGATCCGGCCAATTGAATGCCCTATAATTGCGTTCAAGTCGCCTCGCCACAAGCCGTTAACACCTACCGGCATGGCCCCCTGAAGCGTTACAAGCTGCGCGTCCTTTAGATGGACATAATGTATGGGAAGCTGGCCCTCAAACTCACGCATCGGTGCGAACAAATTCCGGAAAGCCTCTGCCTGTTCCCCCCAGCCATCTGCCATCGCAGTGCCGATGGAATCTAAATACCGAGCTTCAGAAATCAAAGTTCCGCTAATAATTCCCGCAGCTGTTGTGAGCACAACTGAGAACCCTTCGCCACCTTTCCCTGTACCCGATATCCAAGCTCTGAGCAGCCAATCGCCCCTGTCATCCTTTCGTACTTGAGTATTCTGTTCGCTCATAAAATCAATCCTTATGGTGCCATAATGGCTAAAGGACATTACATCGCGCGAAGTATCAGAACAACCCCAAGTCGCTTTCGCTGAACAACCCTGCCTCGTTCCATGATGAACCACGCCAAGGGTTTCAAGTTCGATGGATACCGAATAAGGCCGAGTTGCGCACCCAATTGCAGCTGTTGCATCGGAAAAAAGCCCGGATCGCATCGATTTGCAACCGGGCTCTCTCCTTAGAACTGTCTCTGTGTCGCGCTTCAACAGCTGAACACCGTGCCATGAAAGCAAGTCTTTATCCGGCATGAAAGGTTTATTTACGCGGCATCGCTCATTCCGTGCAGGACGCCATCAATCCAACCAACACCTGACTTGATTATCTCTCTCGTTGAACGCTCAGAAATGCCTGCCGCCCCGCCCCCCGCCGATTCCCCTATTCGAACCATCGTCCACTTGGCACCGAAGTAAAGCCAGAGGAACAGGCCCATCTGTGCGTTGCGCTGTGTGAGCTTGGCCATAGCGGAATCCACTGCCAGAGCCTCGTCATCCGTGATCACGTAACTGGACACGCTGGGCATCTGGACGTTGTCCCGCATGAGCGCCAATTGCGGCGAGACATACCGAGGCACTCCCATTCCGTCCATGCGCCACCAGCCCCACTGCTCCAGCAAGTACTCCGTGTCCCCCAGGGGCTTGTTGATGTAGGTGCGCTTTTTCATGCAGCTTTCCTCGGGTCAGGATCACTCAGGCCAAACAGATCTCGAAGCAACCGGTCGGCGGCGGTTTTCTTTGCATTGCCCTCCAGCAACCAGCGCTGGCCGTAATCATGGAAACCGATCTGCAGACGGCTCGAGTGCCAACTGGCGACCATATCCAACAGAGCCGCCAGCGCCGCCGGGCCGCCCATTTTGATCTTCGCCAACTCCTCGCCGGCTATTTTCAGGAACTGGCACTCGATATCGCTCATGGCTTTGCGCGGCGGTACCGCTTTGACGTTACCCATGGTTTGCTCTCCCCTTGATGCGGCCAGCGAAGGGGCGACTTGCTTCGACCTCCTCCTGCGTGGGCTCGCGGCCTGCAAAATTGACGAATCGGGCGAACCTGCCCTGCTGTTGCACAAGGCATGAACCCACCGGAGCGTGCCTGCACTTGGGCATGATCAGCTCGGTGACACCGTTCTGGCCCTCCTCCGAATCGTTGTCGCGGTGAACGAGAATGATGCAGTGGGCGTCTGCCTCGATCTGGCCGGAGTCGCGTAGATCGGAGGCAATCGGTTTTTTACCTGGGCGCTTGGTTGAGTCGCGGTTGAGCTGCGCCAGCAGGATCACCGGCACATCCAGTTCCTTGGCGATATTCACGATGCCTGTCGAGATCTTTCCCAGCTCCGAGGTGCGGTTGAACGCCTTCCCGTCGGACCCGATCAGACCGATATAATCGATCACCACTACGTCGAGGCCCTGCCTGCGCTTGACCTGACGACAAATGCTCCGAATCCGCGCCACGGTCAGCCCTGATCTGTCGCTGACGTACAGCGGCCTATCCATGATCTGACTCACCGCCGAGGTCAGGCGGGGCCAGTCCTCATCCTGCAGTTGGCCGTTGTCCAGTACTTGCAGATCGACGCTTCCGAGGGAGGCCAGCGCGCGGTTGCCCAACTCCTCCTCCGGCATCTCAAGCGAGAAAACCATGCCCACACCAAGGCCGGTACAGGCAATGTGCTGGGCGATTTGCAGGCCAAGCGTGGTCTTGCCGCTCCCTGGCAGGCCGGCGATGATGGTTACGGTCTTCTTGCGCAGGCCGCGGATCAGTTTGTCCAGGTCCGTCAGGCCGGTGGAAAGACCGGTCTTCAAAGTTTTGTTGAATTTGGAGTCGATTATGTCGATGTTTCGAGTCACCACCTCGTCCATACGCTTATAATCCGGCTCGCCAGTGTCCAGGTCGCGAAGATCCGCCATGGCTTGCTGGGCGCTGGCTATGATCTCCACCACCGGCTTGTTCTCGCTGGCCGATTCGCGCACGGCATCGGCCGCTTCAACCAGGCGGCGGAGAACCGCCCTCTCTGCTACCGTTCTGGCGTATGCCTTCCAGTTGGCGGTGCTGGGCGTGTTCTTCGCCAATTCCCCTGCATATGCAATGGTCGGACCGCCACTGGGTAGATACGGCCTGAAATCGTGAAGCGTGACCGGGTCCACCGGTGCGCCGGTTGCATGCAGGTCAAGCATCAGCTGGAACAGCGCTGCGTTTTCCGGGTCATGGAAGTCAGCAACTGTGACGCTGGCGGTGATCGAGTCGAACAGATCACCATCCAACATCAGGGAACCGAGAAGCGCATGTTCTGCCTCGTCGCTGTAAAGCTCGCGATAGTCGTTCATACGGCACCTCTCGCCGAGGCCCAACTGAATCCGACAGCCTGGCCTCCCCCCTCACGAAGTCGATCCAGTGCTCGATCTCCGATATAACGCCCCAGGTCCGCTGCCACTAGATTCGACACCACCACGGTAGGCAAGACGAGCTGGTATCTCCGATCAATTACCTCGTGAAGCACACCCAGCTCGTAGGCAGTTCCCGCCTGGGCTCCCACCTCATCGATGACCAGAAGATCAAAACTCGCGAGTTCATCCAAAACATCCCTGTCGGTGTATTCAGCACCACGATCCATAGCACCCTTGAACACCCGGATTATCTCAGCCGCAGACACGATCACGGCCTGGGCCCGGTGTTCTCGAATCACAGCTTGGACTATCGCGCAGGCCAGATGGGTTTTCCCATTGCCAACGTTTCCGGAGAGGATCAATGAGCGACCGGCCTCATAGTTCTCATTGAACTGATCGACATAGCCCTTGCAAAGCTTCAAAGCTTTCGCCATGGCGTCCACACCGCCGGAGGTTCGGTAGTTGCCAAAGGTGCATTTGCTGAACCGCGGCGTGATTCCCGAACCTACGAGCAGTTTGTTCAGCTCCTCTGCCTTTTTTCGATTGCGTGCCTGGATATGTTCCTCGCTCTCAGCCGGAGCGATATTCAACGCCTCCCAGTGGCAATTCTTGCACCCACGCGCAAGCATGGAGCCATCGAACTGCTCGATCTCCGAGCTGCTCACCTGGCCATGCTTCGGGCACTCGCTGTCGAAGAAGCGAATGCGCGGCTGCGGGCAGAAATTAGAAATTCGAGCCATGTGCTACCTCCGGGTACTCGAGCGTGTGGTTAGGCAGGCCGGTGTATGCCGATTGCTTGGAGGGCATAGCTGGCTTCAGCTCGTCCAGGTATCGTTTCTTATTCAGCCAGGTCGATGCCATCGGAACGTACTGCCCGTCGTCTTTGGTCCAGTCTCGAGAAGCGCTGTGTTGTGCAAGAGCGGTCTTCAGAACATTGCGCAGATCTGCGTCAGGCTTGAGCTTCTTCCATGCTGCTGCAGCTTCCTGCTTACCCTTTCCGTTTGGGTAGAGTTTCCAAAATTGTTCAAAGCCCTCCAGAGGGTCCGATTTACACGAAGGTTTTTCAGTCCTTGCTGCTTCATTCAGTCCTTGCTTACCTTCAATACTTACTAGTGTCGGATTTGCCGTATACGGCTGAGCCGTTTCCGGTGAATCCGTATACGGCTGAGCCGGAAGCGGTGATTCAGAAACCAAATAGTGGATCTCGCCAAGTACGCCGGTGTCGGAACGATCTTGGCTGCGGTGTACATAACCGGCACTGATTAGTTCTTGGAGAAGTCCATACACACCGTCTCGGCCAGTAGGTTTTGATGACTTGGCCGTTTCCCCACGCAGATGCGCTACGGAAATTTCCCAGTGATCAGGCTTGCCCAGCAGGAAAATCAGCAACCCGCGGGCCGCCCAGCTAAGCCGGGCGTCCTCGCTGATTCCTTTGTTGAGTAGATAGAAATTTCCCTCGGGACGAGGGGCACGGATGATGCTCATAGCTCAAGCTCCCCAGTCACGCGACGGACGAAATCGTCGTAACCCTCAGCCATGATCAGGCCCTGGCCCTCCAGCGCTTCGCGGTACGCCTTGGCGCTGCCGTAAAGTACCCAGCGCTCTCGCTCTGGGAGGGATCTGAATGACGCGTAGCTGGGCCATGGGCCGGCTATCAACGATGCCGGCCCCTTCTCAGCAGATGATGTTTTCGGCCGTGTATTCATTGCAGGGTCTCCCCTGGTTTGCGACTAATCTGGGCGCCCATGGACTCCACAGAGCTGCCAAACAGACGCAGCACAAGTTTGCGCAGAGCGGTTGTGGCATCAATTGAAAAAGTGCGAGCCTCATCCAGCGCCAAGGCCTGTGGGGAGTGGTCCATGATCAAGATTCGAACGCGATCGCTGTAGTTGAACGCGGCACAAGCCAGTTGCTGGTCCGTCAGATCATCGAATGCTTCATCCGGCAGGCATTCGCCAGGGAATACGACGACGGGAATAAGGTTTTGTGGCCGCGGTTTACCCTCCAACAAGTAGCGACTCATAGCCTCCCAGTGATCTTGGGCAACTTGCTTCGCATCGTGCCCAGTCCTGCGCCTGAATAGCACCTTGAGGGCATAGAAAGCTCGATACAGGTCAATGTGAGTATCACTCTCTTTCTCGATGGAATACTCAGGCTCGTCGATCACATCCAGCACATCCTTGACGACCTCGAAGCACTTCAGCAATAGGGCGGCGTCGGAGTAATTCTCGAAGTGGGCTTCGTCGATCACCGTAGGTTCGGTTGAATTGAACTCGCTCATCTTGGCTCCCCCTTACTGTCCAGTTTCTTGAGGAGTGCATTCAGATTGTCACCACGATTCATCAAGTCGGTGCCGACGATTCGCAACCCGGCAGCGATTCCGCCAACGGTGTATCCGTTGAGAATTCTCTCTACCGAATCCGGGGCCTCAGCAGCTAAGTCCAGCAAGAGACGACCAAGGGCATCAACGAAATAGCCTGCGGAGTGCATGGACTCTGCGTCATCAGCGATGCGGGTAGGAGATACACGTAGGTGGCTCATTGATCTGCGCTCCATACCGGCATCCAGATTGGCTTCGCCATCTCCTTGGCAGCCTGGCCGTACCAGCCCACGGCCTCAAGAATGAACCTCCCCGGCCGCGCTTCGTATTTGGACGCTCTGACAATGGAGCTCATGATCGAAGCCTTCCTTTCAAACTCAGGTACTTCCTGACTGAAAAATCCCTTCGCAGAAAGAGACAACTCTGCCTCTGGGACTTCTGGGATAAGAAGCTCCAGGGCCACCTTTGCGTCAGCACGCCCCATCTCATGAGTCATGAAACGCTTGATACCGCGCTCACGATGGAAACCTTGGACGCAGAAACCGATGCACCCGATATCGAAGCCCACCTCATCAATCGGATATGCTTGAGCCTGCAGCATCCCAAAGACGCTCGCATTCGAACGGGCTTGTTCATTACGGATTGCGTGTGCCATGATTAGTACCTCTACGAGATATGTTGTCCTGGTTGCACAGGACGATTAATGAACCCGGTTCCCGCCGGGTTTGTTGCTTTCTGGGCCGAGCGAAAATTCATTCGCCGGCCATTCACGCCGCTTTCACCGACTCCTCCAACACAAGCAAGCTCTGCCGCACGTGGCCGATCTCTTTCTGAATATTTGCCTTCTCAAACGGTGAAACCCGGCCATCGGAAAGCGCGTCGTGAACCAGGCGGGAGACGTCCCCGTATTCGGCTGCGAGGTGTATCAGCGCTTCGATGAGGTTCTTGCTCGCCGGCCGTGCCTGGGGCACCAGGGCATAACCCAAAGCGTTTGCCAGCAGCTCAAGTGGCTCAGGGTTCTTGCTGTGCACCAGAATTTGCAGGAACTGCTCAAAGTTCAGCCGATGCGAGTCGTCGTTCGGGTTGACCCGATTGAGCAGCGAGGTGTGACTCATACCCATCAGGTGAGCCAATTGTTTCGGTCCCGCCTCCAGGACTGCCTCGTGAATTGCGCGATGTACCTGTTCCATTTCGGGAAACCTCTTCGTGGTTGTCGTGGCGGAACGTCCTGCCCAAGGCGAAAATGTGCGCCCTCGGCAAGGCTCGCTTATGCGGTCTTGAGCTGGGAGTTGCGCAGGTACGCCCAATCGATATCGGGCCGAAGGTCTTCACAGATCACCGCCCTCTCCGTCTCACGCTCGAGCTTGATAGCAAGAGCGGGGTTGGCACGGCGAAAGCCGAGAGCGACCTGTCTGAGTTGGCCCACGCTGGTGTCGCAACGCTTAGCCAGGGAGTCCAGCGAAACGGCGTCCAGGGAGCGCATGAGTTCAATTAGCGTCATGGTTTTCCTCCTAAGAGGCTTCACATTACATATTGCTAAATTAAATAGCAATAGCATTTTATAATTTACAGATTGCTAATGCACGGACACTATTCGCTGATGGACATGAAAACCCTTCGGGTCGAAGCGCTGCGGCGTGTAATCGGCCAACTCAGTCAGAAAGAATTCGCCGACCAGCACGACCTGGACGCTTCCTATTTGTCCCAGATCCTCAACGGGCATCGAGGCTTGGGCGAGAAAGCGGCGCTCAACCTCGAGAAAAAGATCGGGCTGGCGCCAGGCGTTCTGGTCAACCCGGGTGGGTACGGTTCGAACGTCATTGAAGGTGAGTTCACTCGCCAGGATGTTGTGCGCGACCAGTCACCCGCCTATCAGGCTATGCAACAAAGTGCTTCGCCCAAAGCGATCGCTGTTATCGAGAAGCTCGCTAGAGCCGCGGCGAAGGGACGGCTGAAGGAGTCGGACCTAGTGCTCTTGGAGGGCATCGCCGCTCTGCTTGAGAAGGCCAACGCTGAAAAGCCTTGAGTCAGATGCAGAAAGCCCGGCGCATGGCCGGGCTCTCTTCCATTTGCTACGTCAGCAAGTCCTCTTCCCTGCTCTGCCACATAGCCTGAAGCTTGGTCAGCCCCTTGCCAGTGATCAGCGTCGAGCACGTTGGGACGATGCCGTCTATTGGATGCTCGAAGGTGCCGAGCTTCACGTCGAGCAAACCGGCCTCGATCTTCGCCTGGTACGGTTCGTTGCTCCTGGTCACCCACCCCTTCTGGCGCATGAACTGCAGCAGTCTGGTGCGGCCGGTACCGATGATCTTCGCAGCCTGGGCAGCGTTGTACCTCTTGTGGGATACCGTGACCATGTCGTGAAAGGCCACCTTTGGAGCGTCTTGTTCTACCTTCACTTCCAGTAGATGGTTCTCTTTGGTCAGTTCGGTGTTGTCGGCCTCCAAGGTGACGACCTTGCGCACGTTGTCGGTCAGCAGGGCCAGGAGGACTTTCGGGTCGTTGAGGCTGGCGATGTCGAAGGCTGGCCTGGCGTGCGCCATCCGCCAAAACTCTTTGACCAACCGTTTTTTGAAGTCGCGGACGATCATACTGTTGCGCATATAGGTAAGGAGCAGTGTCGATTGCTGCTCATTGAGATTTGCAATCTCCCTTGCTTGCTGGCCGCCAGCGGTCTGAAAGGTCTGGATTTCAAATCCGACCCTTCCGAACTCTTCCATGTCGGCTTGGTAGGTTCGAACCAGTTTAATGACGCTGGCATGATCGACTTCGCATCCTGCGGCGATGGCGAGAGTGGTGGTCACCGCTTCGCCATCTACAAGACTGACGATTTCAGAGCGCGACACGTTTCGCGATTCAACAAATTGTGTCGCATCGCCAGAAAGCTGTCCAAATTGGATGGAAGAAGTATTCATCGCACTCGCTCCAGACCTTCTTGGACAGAGTCGATCACAGCCTTCGCGGAAACCACTGCCCGGAGAAACGACCAAGCGTTGATACACGGAATATCGTCGCTCCCCATCGCCATGAACTCGAGCTGCCCCTTAAGCTCGCTCAGGATGCAGGATGCCTCGCTGAGTGCATCTTCTGCCGGTACGCCAGGACGAACAGCAAACAAATCTTGCCGATCACTGTTGCAAGGGATGAAGGAGCAATCAACAGTCACTGGCCCTTTAACAGCGCCAGCATTGAGTTTTTCGTTTACTTCGGTATGCTTATTCATGACGATTTCTTCCTCGAAGCGGATCTCGTTTCCCGAAGCCCTGACGAATCTCACCTCGTCGGGGCTTCTTCGTTTCAGGCATTTGCCTGCTCTTGTCGCCTTTTCTCTTCCATCAGCCGGAAAACAATTTCCGCTGTCTGTGACCGGCAATTTTCCTGCGCCTGGCTCTCCACCCATTGCTTTAGCTCCTCCGGAAGCCTGAGATTGAACTGTGGATCTTTTCTAGACATGGGCCCGCCCCTTATGCATCACCGTGATTCACCAGAGCAATATAGAACCGTGATGCATTGCCGTCAATACCACCGTGATGCATTCTCTCGCGTAAACCTAGTAAACCCATAGTTGACCGAGTTGACATGAGCCGCACCGACCCGCAATTCAACCTACGCATTCCAGAATCCCTGCGCGATCTTGTAATGACTGCCGCAAAACGGAATAAGCGTTCCGCTACAGCTGAGATTCTTGATCGTCTCGAGCGGAGCTTTACTGAGACCGACGAGCTTGGGATTAACGATATTGATCGAATGAATCCCGAACACGCTCTCTACGTTCCATACAGCGATGCTCAGGTGACTACAAAAATCCATAAGGATCGTTTGCTGGCCGGGCTTGATGATTCGCTGACCCCGCAAGAAGAAAAAATCTTGTCGGCGATGATCCAGGCTCTCCGGGGCACACAGGGACTTACGGATGAAGCTGAACAGCCTAATAAAGGCCCTGCCGCTCGTAAACGCTTTCCCAAAACTTAGTCCCATCATATGGTCCCACAATTTTTTTGTGCCCCTGCGCATATTGCCTATCAAAAGAACTTGTTGATCTCTTGAACGGTGCGGATTAAAGCGTCCTTTGTGCGAGAGGATTACCTCAAACTAACTCGCAACCGCACCCAACTTTGAACCTCAGCAAGAACAAAGCCCACTGGAGAGCCGCGAGAATCGCTATCACCCAATGGGACTGGCTTGGGAAAGAACGGATCATCTTTTATCCGTCTATAAATCGTGGTGCTCGCTAATCCGGTGATCTTTTCGACGTCAGGCAGACGAATTAAGACGAAAGCGGGATCAAATTGCCTGGAGTGGTCATTCAAGTCGGTCATGCTGCTTCCTGCCATTGATTGGGACTGGAAACAGATTGGCGCAGAAGCGCCCATGACAGGAAGGGGTTACATGGTTACATGCTCCATGTCATGGCTTGAGAAGATGATCAGGCTTGATCGCTGTAGCTAAGTAAACTGCCTTGTGTGGTGGTGTTTTATCAGCAGGGACATTCAGCCCCAACAGACTGCAGAATTCTCGCTGAATAGTGTCCTGCTTCGGTTGCCGCATCTCAGACGTGTATTGAGCCCAGTACTTCAAAGCTACCGCCCGCATAACCTCAAGTTCCTTTGTAGCATAGGGAAAATTCAGACCTTGCAGGCTTTTAGCTTCGCTTGCAGACTCCAAATTTGAGTTCGCTAATTGAGCCCGCAGATCGGCATTTTCTTGGAGTAAATCAAAGTTTTGGCGCTCAAGCTCTTTGATGCGTAGGCCCACCGGCACTTCGATTGAGCAGCCAGCTGTTACGCGCTCCGCCATTACGGGAATAGGCCAGTCTATGCCGTTTTTTGATAACCAACGCCTAGCATCCCCTAGATCTATGTCCTGATCGATTCCAAGGTCGGCTGTTCGTTCCACCGCTCCACTTAACGAGATAGCAGGCACCGCATACCCCTTCCTTATGAGGCTGACCACCACCGGACGCTTATGACCTTGATCCTCCAGCAGGACGCTGATTTCACGCGGCGTAGCCTTCCAAACGGACGATAGAAGCGAATATTTACGCAAGCCAGTTTTAGAGTTTAGGCGCCAACTTGTTTGGATGCCGCCACGCTGAAGAACATCCCAAATATCTTTTGAGAAACCATACTCAAGCAGCTCCTTACTTTCTGAAAACAATCTCTCATCAAATAAAAAATCGCTAATTTTTAGATTAGAATAACTCTTATTTCCTGCTACTCTTTCCAAAAGCAGTGTAGCACCACAGCCAGGGTCGAACACTGGTAACCCAGCATTATCTAACCTCATGCCCTGAGGAGGGGTGTTTACGGATCGCAGGCATCCGAGTATTACCCGAGCGGCATCTTGTAGGGATAATATTGTCCCCTCATCCGAATACGCGACACTGGTGACAAGGTCGGAGACACATACAAAGCTATTCAACACTTTGTCTAAAAACTTAATTGCTGCCATAACCTTCCACCTAGAGCCAGCTGCATTACGAATGCCAAGAGACCGCAGTTTATATAGCCCGTTAGCAAAATGTAATAGCCGAGCCGCGCATCCAAGAAACACAACCTGAACGGTCGTGGTGACAGCCATTGAAGCCTGCGCTCAGCGTAGCGTCGACGCCCTATCATCTGCATCATGTAAGATTATGACCGCACTGCGCTGGGTATTGCAGCTGATCGTTACTGGACTGAGCCAGGTGGCGTGGGGGTATGGAGAGATTGATCAGTAGTTGACGGGGTCGACCGTCTTGGCTTCTGGCGGGCTCGAGCGAGTCACCTGCCCTCCTCTCGGCGACAATGACTGCATGACCCGGCCTCAGGACTTGTACAAACTCAAGCGGCAGAATGTTTGCTTCACTGCCAAGATCATGATGTGTGGTCATTCCTGCGAGGGTTTCATTGCACAGAAGTCCAGCATCCAAACGCTTTATGTGATTGCCAGTACCGGCCTGGACAGCTCGGCGATCAAATTCTACAAATGCCCGAGCATGTACTGAGGCAACACGTTAGCGCAGCAACCCAGTGGGTCGTATCAACCTCAACCGACGGCGCCCTCGGAGTTGTGCGCGATAAAACTGCGTATTTTTAAGGGGGGTGCAAGTGAATGGATGAGGCAAAAGCTCGCAGGCTTGAAGCAGAAATCAATGAACTGAAGACTCTTATCGCAGCTTTACATTCATCGAATGATGCCCCCAAGTCTTGGATCGGCAAAGCGAAGACATTGCTATGCATGACCCTTTGCTTCGTCGGCGCCACGGGTGTGATGGGGGTGCTCATGGAGGGGTTGCGCTGGCACTGGGCGGTGATGATTGGGGTTGGCGGGCTCGCGCTCTACCAAGGGCTTCGGGCCGAAAAATCATCGAAAGCAATGAAGCAACTGCTTGCTGACTACAACATTCGTCTTGACGAAGCTGAGTACGAATTGAACAGGGAAACCGCGAAGGAGCGGCTGAAGGCGATGTTCACCATATCTGATTGAACAATACCAACCGGATGTCTCGCCGGTTGGCGTGCTTCGAGTTTGTGGGCTATTGGTTGATGGCCCGGCATGAGGCCGGATCAAGGAGAAGAAGAATGAGTTTGCTAGTCGATCGTCCGTGGCCCATTGAGCATGATTACAAAGGCAATAAACTCCAGATCGCGTTTCGTTATCGCGAAGGCTCAGATGTTCCAACACATGCAGTAATTCTGCCTCGGGACCACGACGGTGATATCTACATTTACGACGTCATCGAGGGTCCGTGGGATAGTTATGACCATGCTGTGCAAATCTCAAAGAGCGCGGCTGAGCGATGGATCGACATGCAGCCGTCCTAATCGCGTGCGCTTCCGTTCTGAGCGATACAGATAGACCAACCCAGGCGCAGCCGTCCATTACCAATGATGGAAATTCGGCTCGGATTGAGGTATCACGGATAACCGGCATAGGGTCGGATCAAGGAGTTAGAGATGTCTGATGTAAATACTGACGTTCATCAGCAAGCTTTGGTTGCGATAATCGCAGCCGCGAAAGAGCAAGGAATAGACCCGGCAAAACTGGTAGATCGAGCAAGCGAAATCTTGAACGACTCAAGCAACAAGGCTTTGTTCATCCCGGAGCGAGACGTAGAACATGTCGAGCTTGAGCTAAGCTTGGCATACGCGAAGATAAAGGGCTTGTGGTAGGCGCCACTGATCAACCGCAGCTCCCAGGCTGCTGAAGCTAACGACCCGTCGTGACACGTTTGCGCTATAACGCTTTCGTGTCTCGCAATGAAATTCGAGGTACCGCGCCGCCCGGCTCTGGCCTCTCCGGTAGAGAATCAGCAGTGCTATCAACACGTACTGCAGCGATGTCAAACCCGGACCTATAGCTCTGTACCAGATGCTAATGGTGATTGAATACCAGGAGTGATACGTTCAGTTTCTCGCTCGTCTGCTGAGACCAGAGCATGTCCGCATCTGAAAAACGGCATCTCCGTGAATCATTTACCAAGAAGCTGATCCGAATGTGCCAGAGGCTGGACGAATGCTCTGTCCGCACCATCACGCACAAAGACATTTATGGCGAGTTCACTGGCGAGATCAAAATCACATCGATGTGGGTCGTAGGGTCCTATGCCCGCGGTGCGATGACCTGTGGCGATCTGGACATGGTCATAGGCGTACAAACCAAAGGAGCCCTACCCTCAACAAGGGTTTGGGCAAGGTCCTTCTTCGGCGCCCCTTCACTCGTTCGCTACTACCCTGGAGATCCAACCGAGAATGCCTCGGGCGTACCGTTCCCCGAGGCTGTCCTTATCTGGTCCGGCGTCGGATGCGATTGGAAAGCAGCGATTGCGTCGATCAAACCGGATCCCAACGCCGGCCGTGCGGCGCGTGAGACGGATGCCATTCCCCTTCGGGACGAACAGCTGCGCACCTACAATGACGAATACCACGCTGCGGTAGATATGCAACGCGATGGTCTTTGGGAATGGGAATTCGTCGAGATAGGGAAGCAAATGCCCCCCCCTACTCCCTCCGAGGCGGCCGCAGAGGATGAAAAGTATTTCGCGCGCTGCGCACCGCTGATGGGGCGCAAATCGCGGGAGCTAATCCCAGCAATCATCAAGCTGATGAGGGAGAGGGAGCCCTTCGGTTCATGGTCCTCCACGAACAGTCATCGATCAGAGTTCACATGCGGTGGCTCGCATCTGCGCCTGGGCCGTCCAGCGCTACCCCTACGCTTCTTTGAGTACACACCATGGGCACACCAGTTAATTTTAGTTCCTCACATCAGCGCCAGAGGACCTAATGGCGCGTGGATTATTCGCCGCGGCCCAGAACACCCGGACCGCAAAGCCCTTGAAGGTAAACACGCTTACTACCTCATGACCTCCGGACAGCCCGATACCATCACCTACTTCGGACCTTCCATCTACTGGCCTCCCACCGGCATTGAGCTGCTTGGGTCCTGCGATGAGGCTCAAGAGCTAGCAGCGCAGTTTACCGATGAGGATGACTTCGTAGCCCCAGAGATAGGTCGAGCAGAAGGAATCGATTTACTCTCTCTGTTTGGGCTGGTGGACGTCGTAGAGGTGAGCGGGGAGCAACTGGCTTTGACACATTCCGGATCGTCTTATCTGGAGCAAGACGAAGCCTCACTCGATGAACTGCTTGCAGTTCTACCATCAACCTAAAATGCATTAGCGGGAGGGATGGGCAAATCGCGGACAAAGAAAACCCTGCGATGGGGAAGGCCTGAATAAGTAATGGTGGCGCTCTGCTACAATCGCCGCGCACAAACTGGAGCAGGAAATGAAACGGATAATTGCCCTATCTATAGCGCTTTCTTTAGGGGGGTGCGCGAACTCTCCCCAGCCCTCCCAAAATGATTTCGCCTATGAAGATTTCTCAAGTTATGGAGCCGTCGGCGTGCGGGTTATATCAACGTCAGCCGGGATGGCTATAGATATTTCTGCGTCTTGCATTGAGGGCGATACCCAGTATTCTATCCGGCCGGCAATCATAGGACCCTACAGGGCGGCCGATAAAAGATGGTCCCTGAACATGGACGGGGCAGGGTTCTGGAAAAGATCAGCCGAATTCGATAATGAAGCGTTGTTCCGAGCCTCGCTTGCGACGTTGGAGGTGGTCAGCCCCTCGACATTGCTCGGGGGCGGCCAGCGCCTCAAGGTTTCAAATTCGCAGATAGAAGAGATTGCGGATCTTTGCAGGAAAAAGCGAGCAGAGCACCTTACCTATGTTCGTAATATTGAAAACAAAGAGAGAAGGAAAGATGATCGTTTAATCTCGGACGTGGTTGACCGGACCGGCGTGCAGCCCATGCTCTCCGGCAAAAACCAAATGAGCTTCAACAACATAATCTCTTTGCTTCAAGAATCGGGGGTATCCAAGCACAAGGGCAAGTTTGTATGGGCAAGTGATGGTGATTACAGAATCGCCCAGGTGGCTGGAAAGAGAGTTCTTCTTATCAGCATGACAAATCCTGGCGGCTTTCCAGCGATCACTATCATCACCGATAAGGATGCGATGGAAGGGCAGTTCTGGTCATCGGTATCGCATGGACCGCTGGAGCTGATTGGCATGTCTTCCTACCTGACGGTTCTCGGCACAAGCCGACAGACGATCCTGTTTAAATCGATCTAGGCAGATACAAGAAGCCCGGCGCTGGGCCGGGCTTACGGAATAGGATTCAAGACGCTAAAATCCTTATTCATCTTCCTCTTCTATTTCTGTCGAGGAAAAATCTTCCGGCCCGATAATCTTGGGCTGTAAATAGTATTCACTCCAGGGACCACGGCCAGTCACGGTCGCAATCATATCCCGAATTCCACTGTAAACAATATTCGGCCCACTACGGGCTATAAGGGAAACCTTTTGCTCGTCACTAAGGCTCTCGTCAGTACTGAAGGTTCCAATCCCTAACACTTCAATGCCGTACTTGTCCGAGTCAAACTCTGCAGACACCACCAGCCGTAGACCTACGTGAAAAGTATCGCTGCCATTCCTATGCACATGAATCGCTACTTCTGGCTCAGTTGGCAACTCTTTAGATTCAGTACTAAATCCTTGGTTAGCCTTGACGGAAATTTCAGGGAAAAACAGATTTTCAAGCGTAAATTTCGCGGCTTTCATTTTGTATCTCATCAAATACGCGGGAAACATCAATCAGCTCGCGATCCTTTTGGTGCGCAGGGGGGGCTGGCTGATGATCAACATTTGCGCAATTAATGTGCTCGAGCCACCGAACGCTAGCCTCAGCATCTGCGACGTGAATATGGATGCGCCCGCCCATTGCGTGAGCAACCTTGACCATTGTCTCGATGGTGAAATTTGCGTCACCCCGCAGCGCTTTCGTGACGTAAGCCGCACTGGAATCCAATCTATCCGCAAGGGCGGCGTTGTTCACCCCCTTTAACCGCATGAGTCGTGTGATTCCACCCACGAATTCCAGCTTTGCCTGCTCCTGGCAGTAGCTCTTGGTCCTTTTGAGCTCGCTTATTCTTTCCTTGAATGATTTGAGCATCAGTTATTCCTCCGTAAGAAATCTTAGACTATTCAGAGACTTGCTCTCAGCATAGGCGCGCTTCACGCGTATCGCTCGCTGTATCTCTCGCTTGGGAGTCTTTTGAGATTTTTTTACTATCCCGTGAGTGCAAACGACTATTTTCTCATCGTCCTCAAACCAGAAAAGCCTCAATCGGCCCTTGATGTACTCGTAAATTTTCTCGCCCTGATCAACGTAGTGACACTGGGCTGTGTTGAAGGTTTCCGGCCCTTGTTTGCTATGCCGCTCCATCATGATCAGCAAGCCGTTAAGGTTCGATTCGAAGCCAGAACCAACCTCTTCCATGAACAGCTCCACTTGGGATAACCCGTTCGGCTCCATCGGGGAGGCTATTTGCCATCGGTTCGCGAAAAGGATCTTGAGGTCCACTGCGTCACCGAAACTGAGCGCACATTAACCCATAGGTTAACTGGAGGATAGAGGATAAACCGCCAGATGATGTAAATTTTTCTATGCTTTCCATGCGGATTTTCTACTTGTCAATTGATTTTGTCTTCTTGGCCCGCCAGCTTAACAAGCTGACGTACCAACCCGCACAATCCTTCCTCCGCATAATCGGCAGCCGATTCTCCCACCATGAAAGACCGCGGAAATCTTCAGTACCACACCTGGGCATCTGCCTTGCTGCCAACGGGCCCCCAACGTTCGGCGATCACATCAGAGCGACGGCTGGCCAAATGAGGCCTGTGGCTATGTTCTGGAGGTCACGCTTCAGGGCTTGAATGGATTGTTGAAAGGCATGGTGCCCCTACAAATCATACGCCGCCAGATGTCCTAGCCGCAAAATGCAGAATCTAGCACCATTATTTCGCCACTACGAGTCAAGCCCTAGAAAATTAGCAAACCAAAAATCATCAAAACAATTTGCTAATTTATTTAGCTATTGCTAATTTATAGCCACTCCTTCGCCATCTCATGGCGAAACACGGGCACTCACTAATTTTTGCGAAAGCCATCAATGCGGCCGGGATTCGCTCGGCCTGGAGAAAGTTATGACACAGAAACGCTTGTCGGCAAAACGACTGTTTGAGGTGCTGATGTTCATGTTCGTCTACGTCGCGCTCACGATTGCCTGGTTTGGATTTGCCGCGCCGGAAATACTCAGCAACAGCTCAACCGGAGCCGTTCTGACCGGTTTCGCAGGATCCGTCCTGTGGCTCATCTGCACCGCCTGCATCGTCATACACATCATCAACAAATGGCATTCAGCCGAGACTGCAGAGAAACAACCATGAAGCGGTACGACTCCCGCAACGCCGATAAATTTGTGGTGCGCCTGCCGGACGACATGCGAGCTGATGTTGAGGCCCTGGCGGTCATCGAAGACCGCAGCATGAACAGCGTGATTGTCCAGGCGATCCGAAATCACCTCGACTGCAATCGACGCCAAGAACTGATGCTGGATGCCCTGACCGATGCACTTGAGCGGGCAGTTCCAGGACAGGAAAGAAACAACCCTGACACAGATCCGCGCGACCTGTTCACTAAGGGCAACCCTGGCGGCTCCCTCGTCGAACAAACGGAGGCGCAGCCATGACAGCCACAACACCCAGTGGCAGCCGGATAGCTCTCCAGAATGAGTTCCACCAGCTCGGTTACCGCCTGGTTCGCTTCGGCCAGGCCATGCAAGAGCCCAGCACCACGGTCAGCGAACTGACGCAGTTGGCCCAGATCTGCGGGATCAACCTCAAGCTGCGCATAGTGGCTGAATCGGAGGGACGATCAGATGGCTAAAACAGTCCTGCGCGTCCGCCTGGGTGGCGCATCGTTTTACCTGAACACCGAATCCTCCTCCCCTGGTACCGGACACAGAAACCGGTACCGCCTGTTCAAGACCGATAACTACGGGCGGGACAAACTGGGGTGGATCCAGATCGGCTCGATGGCGGGCCAGGAATTGATCGCGCTCGATACCGATCGGGCCCGATTCGAGGCATGCGAGAAATTATTCTTGAGCAAGAAGCCTCATCAGTACGGGCAGTACGGCGATATACGCGGTCAGCCGGGTAAATGGGAAGGTGAGGCGTTCCCGCTTCGCGTGACGAATAGGCCGTGACGCGACACAAATCGCGAATACCGAAAACGTGTCGCAAGACAAATCCGAAGATAGAGCCGAGCACGGTCCGGAGCATCATCATGGCGAAAGTCATTGCCCAAATTACGATAAAGCTCCCCCGCCTCATGGAGGTGAGCGAATACAGGAAGCTGCGCTACGTCGGGGGAAAGCCGAGCGTTCAGCAGCTGAAGAAATGGATTGAGGAAGGCGAGGTGGCAGGAGAAGTGAAAGGCGGGATGTATTTTGTGGACGTCCAGGCCGCCGTGATGGGATCTGCTGACCCGCTGCTGGCCCAAATGATGGAGATCGGCTGATGGCTGCCCGGCCGCGCACACTGAAAAACAGGAAGTTACCGCCGAACCTCTACCCCAACGGGAAGTATTGGCGGTACCGCAACCCAATCACCGGCCTGATGACGAGCATCAACCGCCCCATAGAGGAGGCAATCAAACTAGCCCGGGCGGCGAATTTGAAACTAGCGGCGCTCGTTGTCGACGACGGCGCGCTGCTCACCCTGCTGACGGGTGACCGACTGCCGGCTGTCAGCAACCTGCTCCAGCGCTTCCACGATGAATGGCTGGTGGATAAGGGCTACGCCGCTCGCACCTTGGAAGAGATCAAATTCAAGATCGAGCGATACCGGCAGGACCTTGGAGATAGGCTTATCGGGCAGATGGACGTGCTGGCCATGGCCGAGTATCTGGACCAGTTCAGCAACAACGCCTACACCAAGCACCGGGGGTTGTGGGTGCAGATATTCGCGTTTGCCGTGGCCAAGGGCCTGGCCGAGCGAAATAACGCCGAGCTGACTCTGGTGAAGAAGGAGGCGGAGAAGAAGCGGCAGCGGCACACGCTGGAGGGATTGAAGTCGATCATCGACGCGGTGACCACGCCACCCTGGCTGAAGCGAGCAATTCGCCTGGCGCTGACCAGCCTACAGCGGCGCGAAGATATCGTGACGTGGCTGAAATCAGCTGCCGACATGGAGAAAAACACTCTGACGGTATCGCCCGGCAAGACCCAGGGTTATGACAACCCCGTCCACCTGAAAATCAAGATGGGGGCGGCGCTCCGTGAGGTAGTTGGCGAGTGCCTGCGCTCGCCTCTGGCTTCGCCTTACCTGATTCACTACAAGCCCAAGGCTAGGCGGCGGGAGCAGATCGACGCAAAGGACCATTGGACGTCGGTGACACCGGATTACCTGACCAAGGAGTTCAGCAAGGCCCGAGACGCGGCACACGCCTACGACCATGTGCCGGCCGGCGAGCGCCCCACTTTTCATGAGATCCGCGCTTTGGGTGCATGGCTTTATGAACAGCAAAATTTCCCTCAGGAATACATCCAGGCGCTGCTGGGCCATGCGGACGAGAAGATGACCAGGCACTACCAGGAGGGACACGGCAACAAGACAATTGAGTACGTCGAGGTGGGAGCCGAATTGGCGTTGTGAGGTGGGGGTTTTGCAAAAGTTTTGCAAAAGTTTTGCAAATCGCAGAAACAAAAAAAGGGTAACCATTTCTGGTTACCCCTTCTAGACCGCCCAGCAGAGCGGATTTTGTTTGGTAGGCGCGATTGGACTCGAACCAACGACCCCCACCATGTCAAGGTGGTGCTCTAACCAACTGAGCTACGTGCCTGCTGTGAGGCGGCATTCTACGGAATTCCGGAGGGGTGTCAACACCTTTTTTTCACCTAACCCTATGAATATGCAAAATATTTAATTTCGCCAAGGCAACGAAGATTTCGCGGTGGCTGGCGGCCGATTTTTATCTCGGGTAGGATCGCTGCATTCGTAAAAAATATAAAACAGAGGTTGCAGAATGGCGAACACATCCTATCCAGCGTCCTATTACGCCGCGTCGGCCAACCCGGTTCCTCCGCGCCCTGCCCTGCAGGATGACGTCGAGACGGATGTGTGCGTGATCGGCGCGGGTTACACCGGCCTGTCCTCTGCGCTGTTTTTGCTGGAGAACGGCTTCAAGGTCACCGTGCTTGAGGCGGCGAAGGTCGGCTTTGGGGCTTCGGGTCGCAACGGCGGGCAGATCGTTAACAGCTATAGCCGCGACATTGATGTGATCGAGCGCAGCGTTGGTCCTCAGCAGGCGCAGTTGCTGGGCAACATGGCGTTCGAGGGCGGGCGGATCATTCGTGAGCGGGTGGCGAAGTATCAGATTCAGTGTGATTTGAAGGACGGCGGTGTATTCGCCGCCCTCACCGCTAAACAGATGGGCCACCTGGAGTCGCAGAAGCGTTTATGGGAGCGTTTCGGACATACCCAGCTGGAGTTACTGGATCAGCGGCGTATTCGCGAGGTGGTGGCTTGCGATGAGTATGTGGGCGGCATGCTCGATATGAGCGGCGGGCATATTCATCCACTCAACCTGGCGCTGGGCGAAGCGGCGGCGGTGGAGTCGCTGGGCGGGGTGATTTATGAGCAATCGCCAGCGGTGCGTATCGAGCGTGGCGCCAGCCCGGTTGTGCATACGCCACAGGGCAAGGTCAGGGCCAAGTTCATTATCGTGGCGGGCAATGCTTACCTGGGCAATCTGGTGCCGGAGTTGGCGGCCAAGTCCATGCCTTGCGGTACGCAGGTGATCGCCACCGAGCCGCTGGGGGACGAGTTGGCTCATAGCCTGCTACCTCAGGATTATTGCGTCGAAGACTGCAACTACCTGCTCGATTACTACCGGCTGACGGGCGACAAGCGCCTGATCTTCGGGGGCGGCGTGGTGTATGGCGCGAGGGATCCGGCGAACATTGAGGCGATCATTCGGCCGAAGATGCTCAAGGCTTTCCCGCAGCTCAAGGATGTGAAGATCGATTACGCCTGGACCGGAAATTTCCTGCTGACGTTGTCGCGTCTGCCGCAGGTAGGGCGGCTGGGGGATAACATTTATTATTCCCAGGGCTGCAGCGGCCATGGCGTGACGTATACGCACCTGGCGGGCAAAGTCCTGGCCGAAGCGCTACGAGGTCAGGCTGAGCGTTTTGATGCGTTTGCGGACCTGCCCCATTACCCTTTTCCTGGCGGTCAGTTGTTGCGTACGCCATTTGCGGCGATGGGGGCTTGGTATTACGGGTTGCGGGATAAATTGGGGTTCTGA